GTTGATGTTCTTATCAAACTTAACGAAGTTCAAGCCAAGATGGCTCTTGGTTTAGAATCCAAGGAAGGTGCATTGCGCGCTCTTGGTGAAGAGTTCCCACGAGAGAAATTGCTTGAAATCTTTGAGGAATTGCGTGACGACGCATTGGACCAAGGTGCACTAGATATGGTGCGCGCTCAAATACAACAGGCAGTAATGATTACTACTGGTATTTTCCCCGGACAAGGTGGAGAGAATAGTGTAGTATCTGATGGTGAAAACACAGCCGAAGGACAAGCAGGTCCTCCTATGGGAGAGATCGGTGACGCCGAAGGACAGATGATTAACAACATAATCCAACGAGCATACGGAGCAAGGCTTGCCCAGCGTCGTGTGCCCGACGAAGAATAAAACCGTTATTTAACAATTGCTAATAAAAGCCCAACAACAAAGAGGTAAGGAAAATGAGTAACGCCTTTAATGGTGACGGGATTATGATCCCCGTTGAAAGCACACCCCAAGAACAGCAAACCCCCAAGACTGAGGGTCGCGTGTTCTCTGAGACTGAGGTTGAAGCAATTCGCCGTCAGGAGAAAGACAAGTTGTACCGACGCGTTGAAGACGCTGACGGTCGTGTCAAGACCCTTGAGGAGCAATTGGGTATCATCTCTCAGGAGCGCGAAGCCGCTCGTAAAGAAGCCGATGAGCGCGCCAAGACTGAGGCTGAAATCCTCCGTCAGCGTGAGGTTCAAGAACTCAGCGCAAAGGAACTCCTCGCCAAGCGCGAAGATGAGTTCAACCAGCGCATTAACCAGGTTGAGCAGGAATGGCGTTCCAAGTTTGAAGACATGGAACAACAGCGCCAGGTGCAGGAAGCGCTTCTTGAAAAAGAACGCCGCATCCAGCAAATTGAGTCTTATCGTCAGCGTCGTTTGACGGAAGAGCAAGAAACAATTATCCCGGAATTGATTGACCTCATTGCGGGTAATAGTGAAGAAGATATTGAAAACAGTATTGCAGTACTTCGTGATCGTAGTAGTGCTATAATTGAATCAATCCAACAGGCGACCTCACAAAGTGGTCGTCTGCGGGGACCGCAGGTAACTGCGCCCCCGACTGGGCCAATGGACAACCAACAGGAATACCAAACGATGTCTGCGGATGATATCCGTAATATGCCGATGGATCAGTACACGAAAATGCGCGAACGGCTCATGCAAGCGACTCGGAACTCCCGAGGCCGTTTCTAAAACCAAATAACCCAACAACTAACTATCCACGGAGGATATTAAAATGGCCCTTCCCGCCCCAGTAGGAGGTGCGATTACCGGAGCAGGTCTTGGTTCAATTACCACGACCGGTTATTCCAGTGACGCAACTCTTTCACCCGCAATTCAACAAATTTGGTCCAAGGAAATCTTGTTCCAAGCCATGCCAGTTCTGCGCTTTGAGCAGTTCGCAGTAAAGAAGACCGAATTGGGCGTTCAGCCTGGTTTGACCATCAACTTCATGCGATACAACAACCTCAGCGTTGACGAATCAGCAGGCGCCACGCTCACCGAAGGTGTGCGTATGGAGCCTGTTTCTTTGTCAGCAAGCCAGATTCAGATCACCGTGACCGAACATGGTCAAGCAGTTGCCGTTACGGAACTCTTGCTCAATGCGGCATTTGACGATGTTATGGCTTCGTCATCACGCTTGCTCGGTCGCCACATGGCACAAAGCATGGATATCCAGGCCCGTAACACGCTGTACAAGGCTGGCGTTCCGTTTGGTGGCGGCTCTGCTGTCGCTCCGTCAGTTGTCTTCGGTCGCACCGCCGCTTCGGCTCGTGGCGCACTCAGCCCGTACGACGCTGGTACCCTCGGCTCGGCTTCTGCACCTGGCTACCTCTCGCCTGCCTCCATCAAGGACGCAGTTGAAGTTCTTGCTGGTCAGAACATCCCGCGCTTGGGCGACACCTATGTCTGCTTCGTTCACCCCGCACAGGCTCGTTCGCTCCGCGACTGGCCCGAATTCATTGAAGTCACGAAGTACGCCGCACCTGGCAACTTCATGCTCGGTGAAATCGGTCGTATCTACGATGTCGTGTTCATTGAAACCACACAGGTCAAGAAGGGCTTGGACGCAACTGCGTCTGGCGCCCCGTTGTACGAACTTGGCGCAACCCTTGACAGCAACGCTTCGGCTGGCTTCCAGGAGAACGCTGACGCTTACAACGCCATCATGATCGGTGACAACGCATTCGGTCACGCTATTGCCCTCCCGGTTGAACTCCGTGACGGTGGTGTCATTGACTTCGGTCGTGAACACGGCTTGGCTTGGTACGCAATTTGGGGCTTCGGAGTTATTACTCACGAATCCCGCGTTGTTATCAACACCCTCGGTGGTTCAATTTCCTGATTCTTAGAATCAATCTAGTGTTGGTGGTGGGGGAGAAATCCCCCACCATTAATAATTTCATAAAACAAACAATAGGAGAAACCCATGACATCGCGTAAAAATACGATGGCTTTTGCAGAACAACAAGATGACATTGATGAAGCAGTGGAAGTCTTGGAACAAACACCTAAGGCAGTAGCGCCAGTCACTGCAAGTAACTCTGATGACAACTTCGTTGTTGCCCGTGTTAAGGGCACATGGAAGATGTATTGGGGTCGCACTACTTTTGAGTTCGTAGACGGAAAGCGCTACAAACTCCCCCGTGACTTGTACGACTACCTCGTGCGTCACTCCAACATCTACGACACCGTTTGAGGTAACTAATGGCACTGATCGTCCCCAACGCTACTGCGACAGGGTCTTCTAACAAGTATTCAAACATTAACCAAGCCGAACCCGACTCGGTTGACTTTGAAGCACTTGGGAACACTCTGAACTATATCCGTAGTGGCGGTGGGGTTACGGTTTCAGGTGGCACCACAGTAAGTGTTGCCGCTGGTGTAGCCATTATTAATGGAGTGCCCTACTCTTTTGATGCGCTTTCTTTTAACCCCGCCGTAGCCTCTCAGACACGGTTTGACCTCATTGTGGTTCGTCTAGCGGGAAGTACCGCCACGCTTACGCTGATATCAGGCGCTGAGAACGATACTAACCCTACGCTCCCACAGAGTACTAACACTCTTGCTAGTGGAACTAGTCCTTTAGTTGGTTCTAATTATTACCCAAGTACTGATGCTCTGATTGCGACTGTATATCGTATCCCATCGGGTTCCTTAACTGACGCAAATATTGTGGACAAGCGCATCATAAACTCAGCGCCCGTTACCTATGCATCTGCGTCTGCTCCTACAACTAATGCTAAGGATGTCATTGGAGATACTGTTATCTCTGGTGGCGTTACTTATGTTAGAACGACCTCGGGTGGTTGGTCGGCATTGTCAACAACGGTTGATGTTGAAGGCGCAAAGATTCCCATTGGTGGCATTTTTGCCTTTGCTGGTACGCATAACACCACCGCATCCCCCAATGCCGCTTTTTATCTTGAGTGTAACGGTCAGGGATTATCTAAGAGTGGCGAATCTAATAAATATCTATCATTATTTAATGCTATTGGTTATTCTTTTCCTAATCCAGCCACTGGTTTATTCCCAACCAGTGGAGATACTTTTTACTTACCAAACTTAACTGGTGAAACTGGTGTAGTTGGGGCAACCTCAGCAGAAATCAGTACTAACGGTAAGGTAGCCAGTTCAGCAAATACGGCTACCCTAGACCTCGCTAAACTTCCCGCCCACGACCATACATACAGCACCGTAGTTGGTAACAAATCTGGAACAACGAGTTTTGGTAATATTACTGGTAACCCTGCAAGTAACTACTCTTTAACTGGGAGTATGTCTGGTACTGGACATGCCCACTATACCTATGCTGGTGCACCAGGTGGTACTAAGTATTTTGCTATCAGATCATCAATTCCTCTAAATACACCCCACTATGAAGCGGATTATTATCCTGGTGCTTACGGTGGTACTGGAATGGTTCTTACATCAGATTCACCTACGGACATTACAACTGGCGCTACTGATTCTGGTGGCACCCCCACAGTTACACTACCAACAACAGTTAATATTACTGTTCCTGTTGGTAGTACAACTACTACTATTAATGTGGGTACTGTTGCAGGTACTACGAGCAGTACTGGTTCCACTAATGCATTTAGTATTCTTTCTAAAAGCATTCGCGTTCGCTGGTTTATTCGCCACACATGAGCGATACACCTATTGAACCAATTGAAAATGTTGCCGCGGAGCAGATCATTCTGAAGCGCGGTTTTATGGTCCACCGACTGCGTGATACCCAACCTGGCGTTAATCAGGCCGCCCAAGACTCAATTCCGGGAGCAGGTTCCGGCGATCAATAGTAGGATAGGTGTTCATGGCAACCATCACAGATGTTGAAACAATTGCAAGAACCTATCTACGGGACTTTCCGAAGTTCTTTCAGGTATCATTTCCTGTAGTAGGTCGCACATATGAGTTGGGTCATATCAACATTGACACCAGCACTATTTGGGTTGCCAAGTATTCAGGCTCAGGATCAGCCTCAACATTGGCTCCCAGCGAATACACGATTGACTCCCGTAATGGTGTTGTCCGATTATCTAACACGCTGTCATCAAGCACGACACTGTTAGTTGAGGGTTACTATTATGAATGGGTTACCCCAGATGATCTTTCTTTTTACGCCCAGCGCGCCGTTGAAAAACACACGGTTAACCTAAAATATAAACTTGAAGAAATGTCTGATGTTGTTATTAACGCCATCGGCATTGCCACGATCTGCGAAGCACTTTGGGCGCTAATGACTGAGTTCAGTCGTGACATTGATGTTATGACCTCAGAATCAATCCACATCCCAGCCAGCCAGCGTTTCCGTATGGTGCAATCATTACTGGCGCAGTGGGAAGGCGAATACAAGCGACATGCCGCCGCTCTTAATATCGGCTTTGACCGTATTGAAGTGTTCACCCTTCGCCGTAACTCGCGTACCACGAACTACCTTGTTCCCTTGTACCGCCCGCGCGAACTTGGTGATTACACAATGCCTGAACGCCTATGGCCCGCTATTGATGAAGGTGTTGTGGAAAATGAGGCTAAGGAAGAGGACCTCCGTACGGATGTTCTTATTGACGGCGCAATTCCTACTGGATCATTCTCTAACATCGCGTATTACTGATAACCATGGATGTCCGCAGAGAGTTATCCGTTATCAGGAAGCATTACCGCTCATACCATTCTCAGGCTGGCGAAGCCATTGTATGGTATGAGTTTGTACCATTGGGCACTAGCGCCTCAGCATCCAGCCTCTACGATGATGTTTACGACGAAGGTACCTATGGTAATGGTGGTCGTCGCTACAAGACTGGTGTAGTCGTTCCTGTCCTGATGATTACGGAATCTGAGGATCAGAAGCGCGCTATTCCTGAGGGTCGTCAGCCCACTCAATTAACTAACTTTGTGGCATCTATTGATGACTTCCGAGCCGCTGGTATTTCTGCCCCTTGGGAATACCAAAACCGCCTTAACGACATGTTCCAGTATGACGGGCGCTATTTTAGCGTGGTGTCCTACCGAGTCCGTGGTCGCGCCCGAGATGATGTCATGCTCGTTGTTGAGGGTATTGAGACCTACATCTCTCAGGAAATGGTCAATGACCCAGGTCCTGCGGCTTATTCAGTATCTGACCTTCCTTGGCCCACATCAATAGCAAATTTAGGATAAAATACATGTATTGGAGATGCGCGTCTTCAATGCACATTGCCTAGATTCTCAAAGGAGGTAGTTATGTCTTTCTATACCTTTGGCATCAAATCTATGGCAAATAAAGATTCTTTAATACCTATCTCTGAAGATGATCCGATTGTTCAGATGGTTGAATCCTTTAATGGTAAGAACAATAAGTTTAATAAGGCTGTCATGGACGGTATTAAAAAGTACGAAAAAGAGGCGCGCTCTAATCTAAGTATGTACCCCGAGTGGGCTGATATTGCTTCCCACCTCACGGTTGGACTCTCTACGGATGGTCAATCACTTTCATATTCCGTACAGGGTGGCTCTGACATTGAGCAAAAGTACATGGAACTTGAGTATGGTGGTCCTAATAGTGGTGCTGGTGGGCGTGTTCGTTCAATGGCAAATAGCGGAGACATTCTGGCTAAAATCCTAGACAATGCCCTAGAAGAGGTTATGTAATGACTAACCCCGGATTCCTTTTAGCAGAAGATGCCGCTGTAAAGACCCGTTTCTCGGGTATGACCGTAACAGATGATAAGAATGCCGCACGACCCGTACAGGTGTTCTTCCGTTACCCTGAGGGTGACACAGAGCGCACCTACCCATTTATTACCATTGAAATGATTGACATTGTTCATGCCTTGGATCGTCAGCATTCAGAAGTACAGTTATATGCTTCCACTAGCGGAGCCGCTTCTTTGCAATATACGGGGCCAAACGCTCTTCAATACTGGCCTAGCGAGCACTATAATTTTACACAATTTGCTGCGTCTGCTTCTATGGTTGCCACCAATGAATTTGTACCAGTAGACATCCTATATCAGGTGTCTACTTACACCCGCTCTGCATTGCATGACCGCCAACTTAGTTCTCAAATGCTCCATAGTCGCGCTCGTTTGCGTTATGGCTTTATAGATGTACCTGAGGATGGAACCATCCGCAGATTTGATCTCCTTGATTGGGTTACAGCCGACCTCCTTGACCCTGAGGCTGGCTACCGAAAGAGGATATTTAGAAAAGTGTATACTTTAAAAATGTCCGCAGAAATGACAACTACAAGTATGGTAGCCTCTAAGCGAGTTGCCACAATTAGTAGTAGTATTTCTTATATGAACTCCAACCTGACCGAAACCTATTAAATAATCCACTGGAGGATTACTCATGGCTTATACCCGCCCCGGAGTCTATGTAACAGAATCTCCGTTAAAGACAATTGCACGAGCAGACAACGGAACCGCTACTGCGGCTTTTGTTGGTATTAACCCTCGTGGACCACTTACTCCAACCCTGATTACCTCATGGTCCGCATATACCAACCAATTTGGTGACCTTAACACCTTGTATGATTTGGGTTATGCCGTGTATCAATTCTTTGCCAATGGTGGTCGTAGTTGTTATGTATCTCGCGCTACTTACGCTAACGCAGTCAATGCCACCGCTGCTTCAGTTATGTACTACCAGCCAAATAGCACTACTGCGTCAGCCTCATTGTTTAGTGCCACGGCGCTTGATCCAGGTACTTTTGGTAATGACATCACGCTAACCACAACTGCTGGCACCACCACATTAGATGTGGCTTCAAATAACTTCCCAACATTTAACTTGTCGGTTAAACTAAATGGTGTAGAAGTTGAATTATGGAATGAACTCAGTCCATCACCAAACAGTAGCCGTTATGCTCCAATTGTTGTTAACAACTACTCTGCATATGTAAATCTTACTAATTTTGCCGCACAGACATCGGCATCCGCTGGGTTTACTTATACAGGAGCGAGCGTTGCTGGATTTGCTTTAAATAAAGCATTTACTGGTGGTAATGCAGGTACTGCCGCTGTCGGATCAGCCGCACCAGCAGATTGGGACACCCCATTCTCTACGGCTTTTAATAATTTGATTGATATTCCTGAACCTCTTATTATTAACGCAGTTGGTCAATTCCGTTCTGAAATTGTCAAGTCAGCACTCGCAGTTGCCGCTACTCGCGGTGATTCATTTGTGATTATTGACCCAGACCCGTCACTTACCACGCAGGTTGGTATCTCAGCAGTGGCTAACACCTATAACTCTGATCAGGGTTATGGCGCAGTGTATTACCCAATGTTGAAGATGACCGATCCCACTAAGACTGGTGTTGGCGCAATCCGTGACACATTCCCAGGTGGTGCAGTTGCTGGTATGTTTGCTCGTACTGAGGTAGAGCGCACAGTTGCTAAGGCTCCCGCAGGTTACAGCCTTGAGGTTCGTAATGCTCTCGGACTTGTTACTCCGTTTACAGAAGCAACAGTCGGATTGTTGTACGAATCAGGTGTTAATACTTTTAGGGCAGTTCCTGGCGCTGGAATTATTATCCAAGGTGCTCGTACTTTGAACTTGGGTAAGGCTGACAAATACATTCCTGTTCGTCGTACTTTAAACTATATTAAGAACAGTTCAAAAGAACTCACTCAGTTTGCTCTCTTTGAACCCAACGATTCGCGTTTGTGGTCAAGCATTACTGTAAAACTTAACAAGTTTTTGGCTGATTTGTGGGGATCGGGTGGACTTAAGGGTCGTACCCCGAGCGAGGCATTCTTTGTTGTATGTAACTCCACAAACAACACAGCAACATCTATTAGTAACGGACAAGTGAATGTACAAATTGGTGTATCGTTGTTGTACCCAGCGGAATTTATTGTTATTAATGTAAGTCAATGGCTTGGTGGAAGTACCACCATTGAAACTATCTAAGGAGAAACATGGCAGTATTAACTCGTACCGATCCATTGCGTGACTTTAAGTTCACGGTAAAGATTGTCCCAACGGGAATTTTGGAAACCGCTACCCCGAACATTGGTAATCTTGGTTTTGCCGTTGTTACTGGACTAAGCGTTACTAACGAAATGATCCCTTATCGTGAAGGTGGTATGAATACCCATCCACACAAGATGATTGGTCAGTCAGACTTTAACCCCATTACCTTCAGTCGTGGCGTGTTTGAAGGACAAGACCAATTGTGGCGCTGGCAGCAATTCATGCATTCTTGGACTCAAGGTGCTCTTGCTGATGATGCTGGTAGTACTGGTAGCCGTAATGATTACCGTTGTAACATTATTGTTACTGTTTATGACCACCCATTCACAGCAGCAGCAGCAGATAGTTCTGGTAATGCTGGTTATTCACAGGACCCAGGGTCATTGGGTCGTGTTATCTCTCCTGGTAATAAGAAACTTGAATTCACAATCTATAATGCATGGCCCGCTGGCTATGCATTAGGTGACCTCAACGCTGGTAATAGTTCAATCATGATCCAGCAGATGACGGTTAACCATGAAGGTTTTGAAATTAACTGGAATCCAACTAACGAACCCGCAACTTCAACCCCAACCACAACCCCAGTCGCAGTCTGATACATAACACTCATTAGGGTGTATATTATGAGTACCTAACAAGGAGCATTACATGACAACAAATGTCCAAAGTTTTGACGCTATCTCTATGGAGAGCGCGCCAACCATGCCTAAGTCACCCAATACGGGTGTTGAACTTATTCGTGGAATTAAAATAGGAAGTGATTGGGTTACAAATGCAATCGTCCGGGAGATGACTGGTGAGGATGAAGAATTCCTCTCCAGTATGGAAGCCCGAACAACTTCTAACTATGGTGAGTATGTACTTGCCTTGTTGAAGCGCGTTGTTGTATCAATTGGTGATATCTCAATTAAGCAAACTCCAGTAGTTCTCAACGAGTTGATTATTGGAGATCGTGACTTACTATTCTTGGCAGTTATTCGCGCTACATACGGCGAAACGCGAGAATTCAAAGTTTCGTGCCCACATTGCAATCAATCAAACGATTTACTTATTGACCTGAACTCTGACTTCCCAATTGAGGGAGATCAAGAGTCAGTCCGCAAGCAAATCAAAGTTATCCTCAGGGATGGTTCAACACTTAACTTGAATCACCCCAACTCAGATGACAGCGCCAAGATTGGTCGTTCAGGTAAAAATACAGCGCAACAAAACACCATGATGATCGCCCGTTGCGCTCAGATTGATGTTACTAATAAAGAACAATGGGCACGAAATCTAAGCATTGCAGATCGTTCTACCATTATCAGTGCAGTATTCAACGCCAAAGTAGGCCCGAGTCCTCGGGAGGTGAATGCCCCGTGCGGACACTGTAATGAGGAGATTACATTGATGTTTGACTGGGTCTCACTTTTATTCGGTTAATATTGATAATATATACTGGGAATACAACTCCATAGCCACTGTCTACAAAGGATTTTCTTTAAATGAGGTAAAGAACATGCCCGTCAGAGAACGGCTGTTCTGGGGAAAGTTAGCACGGTGGCAAAGTAATGGAGGGTAGTCATGGCACCGCCAAATGAACCAAACATAGCAGGAAATGGCGCTACCCCTACCCCAATCACTGGCGGAGGAAGTCGTCTTGCAAAGATGACACGGGAGGCAACTTCATTGTCGGTTGCTCTTGCTGGTGTTGCTAGATCATTAGATGCCATTACTGCCAAAGGAACTAAAGCCGCCGCCGCTCTAAAGGGGCTTAATGTTGGCGCTATTGGGGGTGTCACCACTGGTGTTGCTCAGGGTAGCCAAGGTCACCCAGTAATGGTTAATAGTGGTCCAACATCCACCACTAGTAGTAACACTAATTACAGTCTTGATCCAGCCGCAAGTGGTGGTAATCGTCGCATGTCTGCGATGGAGGTAATGCAACAAAGTCGTGGTGGAGCATTCACGAGTGCGGCAATGGCTATTGGTAATGTGGTTGGCGCTGGTGTTGCGGCAATGGATTCGCGTATTGCGCGAGGTTATGAATATTCATCATCAGCCGACAAGATGTCAGTTATGTATCAACAAATTACTGGTCTCAGTAATGCTGGTGTCCGTAATGCTTACCGCCAACCATTAACTAACTACCGCCTCGGTACTAATGGTATTAATGCCTTAATGGGAATGCAGGCATCTACTGGTATTAGTGCTCTTGGTAATGCATCCACTGTTGAGGGCTTAAATGCTCTATCGGGATATAGCCTCGGTGCTGAGGGTGTTACTAATATGCTTACTAGTTTAGGTAGCGCCCAAACTACTAACCGCATGTTCATGATGACTGGTCAAAGTCTATATATGCCTGGGGGTGGTCAGCGTAGTGGTACTGAAGTTATCCAAAACCTAGCGCGAGCATCAGGTTTAACTAATCTCAGAAACCCTGGCGGTGCCTTACAGCAAGGTAGTAATACGCGTTCCCGCTTAGCAGATATGGGTATTGACTCTGCCACTCAAGACATAGTTATCCAATATGCAATGGCAAACCAGCAGTATGGTGCTAAGGGTGGCAAGGGTATGTATGACCCTTCTAGCAAGTCTCAGAGGGAGTTTGTCGGTATTGAAGACAACTTCGCTACACAAATTGAAGAAACCACGCGCGTCAAAACTGGGCGCGAAGAAGATTTCTATGGTCGTCAACAGGACAACTTTGCCAAACTTGAAAAGACAACTCAAAGCCTTGAACAGGCATTTGGGAGACTTGAGGATAGGCTTTCAGGAATTGTTGGTAAGGCTATTGAAACCAAGCCTCAGCGAAAGGCGACTGGTGGTATACTTAAAGCATTAGGTCCAGCCGCAATGATGGCTGGTGCGGCTATTTCTACCACTGGTGTTGGCGCCGCTGTTGGTGTGCCATTAATGATACTTGGTGGTCTTGCAACTGCATTCGGTGGTGCTATGGATGCTCCTGCTGCTGGTGACCCAGGTCCTGGTCGTAATCTACCCTCAATGGGTAAAACTGGTGATCCAAACACATCGGGTGGTTCAGGGAAAATGCACCCTACCATGCAACAGCGTGTGGATCAACTAATTGCCGCATCTGGTGGAAAAGTTGGATTGGGTACAGGTTACCGTAGTAAAGCCGCCCAAGAAACTATGTTCCGCTCGCGTTATCGTAAGACCTCTAGCCCTGTGGATGCTGAAGGTAAAAAGAACTGGGAATGGGATGGCTCTTACTGGGAGCATGTGAGTGGTGCTCAAGCCGCTCCCCCTGGTCGCTCAATGCACGAAATTGGTCTTGCGGCTGACTTAACTGGTGACATGAGTTGGGTTACCGCTAATGCCGCCCGCTTTGGTTTGAAGCACTTTGAAAGTATGGGGGAGCCTTGGCATGTCCAGCCATCGGAACTTCCTAATGGTCGTACTGAATACGAAAAGCAGGGCCGCCCTTGGGGTGGTGAGCCAATGTCATCAGGAGGTGTCTCATCTGGAAGAACTGAACACACTGATGGTGCTTACGGAGGTGGTGGTACAACTAACGCAGGCGTAACTACTGCATCTTTTGCGGGTATGAGCATGGCTGATGCTATCTCTGCGTTCCGAGCGAGTGGTTTCCTTGGCTCTACTGGTCTAAGTGGTGGTTCGGGTAGCCCACGGCGACGACGAGGCGTTGGCACAGCGACAAGTACATCAGGAGCGTTTACTGGCGCATTTACTAATGGAGGTATGGCCCGTAGTGGTGTTGACATCCAACAATGGTCTACTGATTTCTTAAATCGTGTTGGTGCACCCGTGACTGCTTCAAACCTAGAAGCCATGTCAGCATGGATTGCTAGTGAGGGTACTCGTGCGGCGTATAACCCATTGGCTGTTAAGAGTGCTCCAAAAGACCCCGCCGATGTGGCATTGGGGCAATGGTCAAAGTTTAATAATGATGGATCAGGTGTAAAGAACTTTGCTAGTTATGAGCAAGGTCTCCGTATGAATGTGTTCCATATGCAGAACTACGGTAAGCGTGTTATTAACGCCCTAACAAATAATAGTAACGATCCTTATGCTGTCGCAGAAGCCGTGAACAAGATGTATTCCGGTTGGGGTGGCAACAAGGTTATGGCAGAGGTGCTTCAGTCACGCAAGATACCTCAGACTAGTTCTGCCCAAACAGGTGACCCTGTAGCAATGGGGTCTGCCCGTAGTGGTGGAAGTGCTACTTTCCAAGGTGGAGCAACTTTTAACATCTCACCAGTAATTAATGTAAACGGAAGTGGTAATCCGCAGGCTGACGCACAGATTATTGCTCGTGAGGTAACAATGATTATTGAGCGCGAAATGCGATTAAGGAATATGAGGAACGCATAATGGCACAGGCAAATGAGTCTTATACAACAAACCAGTGGTACAACTTAGAAAATGGAGTTACTGGCCCTGGAAATCACAATAGTTTCACTCGCACTACTGACGACAACCCTAGGTTTATGTTCCCGGGTTCGGTCGTACCTGGAGCGCAGGATAGGCGTAGAAATATTGGTCTTGACGGAGATCAAAGACTATTTTCTCCAAATGCAAGTAAAATACAGCGTGGGTTTATGCGGTGCTTATTAAATGAAGTACCAACTAGTGCAGCAAAAGGTCTCCCTAACCGACGCTTCTTTTTTCAGTTTAACCCTGAGCGTATTATGCGTAGTGTCTCACTTTCTAGTGGTATGACAAACATACTATTTCAAGACCCGGGACAGTTCTCAGTAGCAACTCCTGGTAATGCCACTTTCTCTTTTGATATCATGCTTAACCGAGAAATGGAAGTTAATAATCATAAGAAAAACTACAGAGACAGGCCAGCGGATAAGAATGTAGGTAAACCACCAGGCCCCCAGGATGTAGGGCAAATTGGTGTGCTTGCAGACCTAATGGTTATGGACAGTGTTATTGGTCAAGGTATATCTGAAGATATTATTTCTGCCCTGTCTAAAATTACCAGTGTTTCTAGTACCTGGGAACCTGCGGACTCTTCATCAGGTGCATCTGGTAATACTAATTATATTTCAGAACAAGTAGCATCTGATGCGTTTAAATCAATTAAGGGTAACAGTGCTTTTCTAGTTAGTACGCCTGTTCGTATTGTTTTCTCAGCCATGTTCATGGTTGATGGTTTTATTCAATCATCATCTGTTAACTTCACTAAATTTAGTACTCAAATGGTTCCTACTATGTGTACCATTAATGTGACGGTTGAAGCAAAATACATTGGATTTGCACAAAAAGATACATACCTAACACAAGCACTAGGTAAAATAAAATCCGCACCGCCAACCTCTGGTGGTGGTGGTGGTGGTGGTGACACATTACCTGAAGATAAAAAAGGTGCTGATTATGATGTACTTGTAAAGGCAGTTAAAGATTCGGGAATGTACCAAATAGCACTTGGTGGTACTAGCGATTCAGATCACCCTGCATTTGATGAACTCATTAAAACTGCTTATTTTGGGGACCCCGATGAGCACAAATCATACAATCCTGTCGGACAGTGGAAAGGTTACAAGGATGTTTGGGAAATATTACATTATGGTACCTTTTTGCTAGTTGCTGGGTTTGTAACTCTTAAATCAGGACCAAGAGATGCACCAGTTTACAAGGGTATTTCTAAATTGTTCTTTGAAAGGCAATACGATGTAAAAATTGAGCATACTCCAAAAGTTAAAATATGGCGACAATTTGTAGGAACAGAAAAAGAATTTGCAAATGCTGACCCTGAAAAGAAAACAACATCAGGTCAGAAAATAGGGCCAGGGACTAAAAAGTACAGTGTATCTCGTGATGTTCTTTTATTAAATGTTGAGGGAGAAAAGGCAACTGCAACAACTTTTGAAGAATGGAAAAAATGGGCTAGGTATGGAAGTGATGATACAAATAAAATACCGAGTCACGATAATAGACCTAACAATGTGTTTAAAGATTCAGGTGCGTCAGACTTATTTGCCAACAAATTATATTTAGAAGGTTCTAATGCTGATAATTGGAAGACTACAAAAATACTTATGGACTTTGAAGTACATTTTTCTGCAACTATTTCTAAACCAGGTAGTTCTGATAAATCAACATTTTCAAAGATAATTAAGTTTTATACGGAAACAACCGCAGACAATATATGTCACAGACATTTCAATTTCAACGCAATCTGAGTCATGATTGGTCAGTTAAGTTAAACATGAGCGACATTTTAAAGAAAAAAACACTAACACCTAGATGCTGGGATTGGACTCTCTAATATGGCGTTTGTACAATCAATATCACGATATTCCACGCAATCATCGCCTGATGGTAGTGGGGCATACATATCTACCCGTAGATATGGGGGTAACTCAAGGTACTACACATACACCTCAGTAGAAGGTGATACCTTTGATCGCATTGCCTTCCGTGCCCTTCATGACTCAGAACGCTACTGGGAGATTGCAGACATAAACTCTCATGTTCCTTTCCCTGATGAAATCCCCGTGGGAACACTAGTTCGGATTCCACTTAAATGATTTTTACATCGCATAGCCGCATATCACCAAACATCAACTTTGTGATAGACAACGCCCCTATGCGATATATGTCTATTGTTCAAATTGAATTAGGTCTTGCTGAAAATCAGCATGATATCCTGCGTGTGCGTGTGGCTGGTGTGCCACCACAACTACTCACAGAATACCTATCTAAGCCCGTCCTTTGTTACTGGGGTTTTGGTATAGACAAGCATGAATTCTGTGGGTATGTTGCTTCGGTTGAACCTTCATTTAGAAACTCTGACGGTGTGATTAATGGAAGCACTTTTCAACTAGTTGAACTTGTGTGTATGGGCGCATCATACAAAATGCGCGCTAAGAAAACACGGCTGTGGGAAAACGCATCTATTCAAAATATTGCGACAACCTTGGCAGACGAATATAAGTTCAGTGTTTCTTCTGTGACTGAACCATTCGCATACCCCCGTATCATTCAGTCGGAAGAATCAGATTGGGAGTTTTTAAACAAAGTTGCCAGTATGTACGGATTGTCTGTATCAATGCATGGTACTCATATACATGTATGGAACCCTATGAACTCACTGGGCCGACAAATCTCGTATCACCAACTCAAGAATATTAAAGCGCGTAATGGTGATACTAGAACATACCCCGCAGTAATTTTATCAATGCAGGGTATTTTTGGTGATTCTATTAAGCCATTAAGCACACATTCAGTATCAGCAACTGTATTAGATAATCAAGGTAAAACTTATACATCAAATAAGTTTAACGAGACCACGGGATTTGGTAAACAGATTGATTTAGGTATTACTGACAGCGTCAGTGTTAACGCAACTTCCACCACTATGGCAGACACTCTCGTGTCCGCACACAATCGTGGCATTAATACCCTTACCGCACAGTTATCACTTACTGGGACTGCTGGAGTTCTCCCAGGTGGGATTGTCAGCATATCTAATTTTGAATCTAATTTTGAAGGTTTTTGGTATGTAAAAGAAGTTACACATACAGTTACTCGTGATGAATTCTTTACTCAAATAACAGTGTCACGAAAAGACACTAATGATATCAATGCGTATATGACCATGCAATCAACTATGCCCGAGGTGCCAGAATCGGCGTTTGTGGATAGCACCTGGCGAGCATCTAGGCAAATGGAGGATATTTATGTTTAAGGTAATCCTTAGAGGATTTTCAGTAATACTTATTGGAGCATTTATTACGAGCAGTTATATCTCATGGTGCGTCTATGCTTTATATAAGAATTCACAAGGTGATATTAAATGAAAGCAATATATTTACCATTTCAATTTAAAAATGGATCAGTTGCTACTGTAGGTGATTTTGATTCTATTATTAAACAACAAATTTTAGATGTCCTATCGGTGTCTAATGAAGAGCGCGTCATGAACCCTGATTATGGTGTTGGGGCATACTCCATGATTTATGAATTAATTGATCCCCTTATTTGGGAAGATTTTAAAGAGGTTGCTATGCGAGAAATCTCTAACAATGTTCGTGGTGTAAATATTATGGATATTGTTATTTCAAGCAATGATCCAGAACAAATGGGGAGCGAACAAACATCTGTTTATATATCTGTATTTTACGAAATATCACCATCACAAAAATCTAGTGTTACACTAAGTGTGAGCGACTTCTTGAGCGAGGATATTTATGCCTAATTTTGACTACACAGCGCGAGACTACAACGCTATTCGTTCGTCTCTTCAGGCACGAGCCTCTAATTCTATTCCCGAATGGTCGGGAGTTGCCGCCTCAGATTTTATGTCATCGCTAATTGACCTATGGGCGTACAACGCAGACATTATGCATTATTATATTGACAGGGCATCTACTGAAGCATTTTTGTCAACTGCTACACAGCGCGAAAGCGTCTTGGCAATGGCAAACCTTTATGGTTATACCCCTAATTATATGAGTTCATCAACCGCTACTTTGACGCTTACCAACAGTGGTGCGGCATCCGTGACTATCTTAGAAAATACCCCATTTGTATCAACAAACGGTCTTTACTTCTTTAACGAAACATCAACAATTATTCCAGCATCTTCAACAAGTACTATTGTTGTGCGACAGGGTGTCAGGTATTCAAATGAATCTGTTACTTCAGATGGTAATAGTAACTCAACTAAGAGTGATGGTAACGCTAGTCAAAGATTTAATATCTATCGCCAAAGTGTAGATGCTGAGTCTATAGTTGTTAATGTTGCTGAGGGTTCATTTGGAGAAATTAAAACTTGGACACGAGTTAATAGTCTTATTCCGTATGGTCCTGACGATTCAGTGTTCTCAGTAACGGTCACCTCCTCGGGAGTTACTCAGGTTGTATTTGGTAATGGGATCAACGGGCGCATTCCGCCAATTAACTCACCAATCACAGTTACCTACATTCAATCCGCTGGGTCTATTGGTAATGTCGCGGCTGAGACAATCACTACTATTGGTAACAGTTTGTACCCAACAATCACTGATGTTACTAACCTCTTTGCGGCTGGTGGTGGTTTAGACTTTGAAACAATTGACTCTATTAAACAAGTCATTCCTAGCATCGTGCGTACCCGTAATGGCGCTGTAACTTTGTCGGATTTTGGCGATATTGCCCTAGTAACTCAGGGTGTTTCCAAGGCTACTGTTTCTTACCTTGGGTCATCTTCCACTGGTGCTTCTATTACAGCGACGGTTATTGACAGACAAACGGAATACCTTACGGATGGTGCCGCATCTGTGAGTATCCCACAGGCACTCCGTGACCGTGTTTCACGAGAACTACTAGATAGCGCAATGCTTGGCGTAACTCTTATTAATGTTCCTTCATCAGTTAGTTTTACTAAAATTTATATATATCTAGATTTATATGTTACATCTAACTACATTCAGTCGGTTGTTAAAGCAGAAGTACAAAGCGCATTAGAGTCTCTATTTTCTTTTGAAGATGTAGCCTTTGGCGACACAGTAACTGTGGGTGAGGTATACCGAACAGCCATGGCTATTACAGGTGTTGATTATGTAATCATTAAAGGATTTACAACCAGCACAGCAGGAACCCCTGCTACTACTATTGACAACAGTGGAAAAATTACTGTAGCCAATAATCAACTTCCAAAATTAGGTATTGTTAGTATAACGCCTAACGGAGGGGTAACGGCAGTCTAATGGCCCGTATATCTTTTACACTAAAAAGTAATGTTGGTAGTGCGGCAAGCACTACTGGTTCATTCCTTCAAGCCGCTTCCGTTAATATTGGTGCTGACAACTCATCAGCCTTACGAGGTGATGGTTATGTCACTACACCAACAAGTGTTCCTGGGTCTGCATCATCCTTGTCAGCATCACCAACTGATTATGATCAGGTTGACCTATCATGGGTTATTACAACATCACTTAATGAAACAAAGGGTGAAACACCTAGTATTACTGGCCTATCGTTGTGCTATTCACTTATTGGACCTCCCCAAACTCGTGCTGAAGGTATAGAACTTATTGAAATAAAAGCAGAGAATAGTGCTTCGTCATTTACGCATACGAACTTACCTAGTGGCAAATGGGTTTATTACACACTATTTTCAAAATATGAATCAACTGTAACTCGCTCATGGTATGAACCAGTTGCCTCAACTGAAGTACTTGTACCTAAGGATTATGGCTACTCCGATAATCTTTTCCGAAGAATACCCCTACACTACCGAATTCAGGATGAGCAAATCGGTATAACCAACCTAGGTAGCCCTTATCTGACTGACCTTCCTGAAGCACTTACGGTAGCCGGACCACTACAGCGAATGCTTGATGTTTTTGGTTGGGAAATTAATGTTATTAAAACAATCATTGATTATGTGATGGTACAAAAAGACCCGTTTGTTGCCAACAGTGAGATGATTGAAAAACTGGCTGTGGAAGTAGGACTCCCTCTAACTGTGGCTGATTTAGGTACTGCAAAACTTCGTGATTTGATTTCTTCTTTTACATACTTAACCCAGAATGAGGGACTACTAACTGGTGTGGAAGAATACATTACGGCTATTACTGGATGTAACACTCGTATTAACACTACCCAGCCTGACCTTTTAACCAGCACTCACCATGCTATGACTTCGGCGTCGGTGACTACCTCTGCATCCGTAGCACCTGCTACTAACCAATGGTTACTGGAAAGTTCGGCGCATACCATGACATCCGAGAGCGTTTATGCATACTCCGATATGTTCAAAACGACCAAGGCTTTGGCTATCACCCATTCAAGCGGGGCAAGTGTTCAGATGGCTTGTTTAAAAACAAAAGTACAGAGTGTGAGTCAAGCCAGTCGTTTATACATGGATTTTGGTGCCACATACACTGGTTTGGGTGCAAGTGTTGTGGGTTGTTGGATGGGTGCATCGGTGGTTCCAGGAGCGTCTGTGACTTTTGCTCCGATAACGGGTGCTTCTACATCATTACCTAACTTTATTGAAACCACTACGACTGGTTCTACGAGTGTTTTTGAGTGGCCCGTAGAACTTGGTGTATGTGGTGATGGTTCGTTAGGTACCACAGATATGTATCTGCACATTTGGATTGCATCTCAGTCATCTGATACTGGGACTTTATATCTGATTCCTAATAGAGTAACAACTTTAAATAAATACCCTTATTACATAGATGTATACTCGCGTAGATTAAATCTTTTCCGTGATCCTCAATTCGCAGTCGCCTCTCCAAGTACTGCAGTACAGGCAACAAGTACACCTGCTTATTGGAGAGTAAGCACTACTTCTGGTACAGTTACATCCGCTGTTGATAATGGAACTAAACAATTTACCGCAACACCAAGTCTTTCGGCATCTGTCACATTATCCACAGATGTAAATAACACGAGTTCTGCTATGCAGTACACCCCAATTAATAGTGGTACTGATTACTTCTTATCAATTGATGATTACAACAATAATATTGTTCAAGTAAGTGTAAAGAACTTGGATGGTTCAATTACCCTAGCCTCAGCCACAACCCCTTATATTGAAAAAACGATATCAGGTACTTCAAAGCGTAAATGGTGGAAATTAGAGTTTGTTGATAACTACCCTTGGTACCCAAGTAATTCATATTTGTACCATGTAGAAATCACTGCCACGGCTACAGCAACATCACCACTAGTTGTTCGTCGCCCATTGCTTGAACCATCATCTCCTGGTGAATACTTTGATGGTAACAGTGATAATGGTGGATGGATTGGTGGTACAGCAACTGCTGGGGCATCCGATTACCGTTGGGGTGCAAGTTCTGCCCATACTAATCTTTCGTACTACACAGCAGATTATCGTCGTGTAGTTGAGGCAACCAAAAGAATGATTGAACATGTGGTTCCCGTAACTGAAACAACCTATGCTCTTGCTAACCTGAGGTTTAACCGAATCCCAGGATACACAGGAGAAACAACATTGTGACATTACTAATAGGCGGCTTAGCCGTTTATAAAGTTATCCATATTATTACAAGTGCATTGCCAAAGAAACTGAATGGCTGGGTCATTGTTTTGTCTGGGGCAATTCTGGGAATCATTATTTCTGTCTTTATATCTTCCGAGGATGTTGTGTTTAGTGGGTTGGCTATGGCTACAATTGCCAGTGCCACTCACTCGGTGTTGCGATTGATCACTCTCGTAGGTGACTCATCAATACGCCAGTCCTTCCAATAGGAGAACAACATGCCCACCAAGAAAGTTATTGGTGTTATCGGAAAAGGTAACGCCAGCCTCAACATCATTGAAGACTCATTGTCCGAACTGGTCAATGACAGTATCTTTGTCCTGCCATGGTACGGCGGTAAGCCTGACGAAAGTCTTGACCGCGTCTACACCGCAATCATTGACTTCGGTCATGAGTACATCATGGTCGGTAACCGTATTCCGCGCTCAGTCTTAAAAGATGCCAAGGATTGGGAAGATACTGAGGATGCAAACTCCGCAGTACTCAATTATGTACAACGATTAGCGGGTGAGAAGTCATTGCTCGTTTTGTGGGATGACGCTCCTGAAACTGAAGACACATTGCTGAAGGCTCATGCCAGCGGTATCCGTTTGCTTGACCTCACAAATGCACTTGCGCCAATTGATGTCGTTGATGTTCAGGAAATTGAAGAAGCGCCTGAAGTGCCAGCAGTTAAGACTGCACGAGAAGAAGCACTTGAGGAAGTCCTTGCTGACATTAATGAAAAGTATGGCTCAGAAGTAACCGCTCCTGAGTCAGGGGCATTCACTGAAGCGGAACTACGGTCACAACCAATTGCTTCATTGCGTCGTCAGGCTAAGTTGCTTGGTATTGAAATTACGAAGACTACGACCAAGGAACAACTCATTGGTATCCTGATGAATGGTCTTGATGACATTGGTTTGGTTGAGCCAGTAACTAAACTGCCAGTAACTGCTTTGAAGGTCACCGTGCACAGGTCTGAGTATGAATTGGCGCATTACATGTTTTCTAGTGAAAATATTCCCCATGTTGAACAAATATTGGGCGCTCTACAAATGATTGCACCAGAAGATGACAATGTACATTCATTTTAAAATGTAGCCACAGTTACATCCAAATGTAGCCACAATAAGAAACACCCCCTTGCGGGGGTGTTTTGCTATTCACTTCTTTTTAACTTCGTATTCGTAGCGGTCATCATCAGAAGTTACCCACTTGTGAGCATCTTCGGTATCCCATTTTCTTGTATTCACAAGACGCTCAATAAGGGTGCCAGTTTTAGTGGTAAATGACGGGTCAAACAAACGCACTCTGTTGTTTGGTTGGATTGCAAAGTTGCCGTCATCTCTTTCAATGACATGACCACATTTGTGCTGACCAGGGTTCAAAGAAAAACCACCGTTAAGCACATTGTCGTCTGGAGAGTGCCAATCAAGCGTAAAAAGGTATTTGCCGTTGACAAATTCTCCTGAACGGGCAACATATGTCATACGCATATTTCGCATAGCCTGAAATTCAGTGACAGCAATGTTTGCCGAAAAAGAGTTCCAAAGGACAAGTTCGTGAATATCAACCTCAGGAGAATCTTCACGAGAACAAAAGGCTGAAATTGGCATACGCCACCACACGCCACCATCTTCCATAAGAAAATGAAACAGTGGGCTTCTTCCTTGTATTGAAGTTACCCCAAAGATCATGCATGGAAACTTGAGATCATGGCTATCACGCTGATCGCGCAAATAGTTACCACGGACAAAACATTCAATAACAGGAATGTTTGCATTTAATTCGGGCACTACTTACCACTTTTTTTCTTAGATGCATTCATATTGTCAACAAGATTAGGGTAAGGCCGGCCTGCGGCCTTGGCGGCGGCTTTTGCCTTAGCCTTCTGATCGGGGGTTAGTTTCTTATCAGACTTAGTGGGGTCTTTGGTTTCCCATACCTTCTTTTTAGCAGCCATGATTACTTTTTTCCTCGGTTACGGGCGCGATTCTTAGATGGGTCTTCCTTAACTAATTTACCATCTTTGGTATGGGACAGATCATCTCCGCCTTTACCCATGATGCCACGCTTGCGTCGCTCTTCTGAGAGTTCGCGGCGCTTCTCTTTCTGTTCGGGCTTAGCGTTAAATTTCTTATCTGTCTCAGCCTTTTTCTCCCGAGCCTCAGGATGATCTCGGTAATACTTTGCTGTTCTCTTTGGGTTTTCTGCTTTACGGGGAGCCATTACCATTTCACCTTGTCGGCCCAATATGCCGCGCTCATCTTACCCCTAGCAATATTCTTACCGTGGCGAGCCTTAAACGATGCGCGCTTATCCTTCATACGCTCAGACTCTCCCTCTTTGGGTTTTCCTGCTGTCTCGGCGCCTTGCTCACCAAACCTAATCAACTTGACGGTCTCTCCCTGCTTTGCAAGGACCGCATGTGATTTGCTGGGATGATCAGGTGTTGCCTTCGGCTTGTTATAACCCGAGAAGGTTTCCCCACTGCGTGTGTATTTATTCTTTTCAACCATGATGGTTACCTCACTTAACCGATGCTCGTAGTTGCCATGACCATTTCATTTGACTGTCAACCCTCTCGGATAAGAAGTTTGCAATACCCTGCTGGTCGGCTTTGTTTGCTTCTTTGAATGAGGCATTTAACTGAGTGATCAGCGCCTCGTTAGCCTTCAACAATGCCGTTGACATTGCCTTAGGATTCGGACTTACTTCTTTGAATTCAAGTGTCCGAAGATCAATAAACTTCTGAAGATTGAACGGCGCATAATCATCCAGTTTGCGGATGTTCTCAGCCACTGGGTCAATCATCGCATATGCATCTTCATAGATTTCTGCGAAGAGACCGTGGTACTGGCTGAAGTCAGAACCCTCAACATTCCAGTGAAATCCGTGCGCCATGAAGTAGAAAGTGACGGTGTCAGATAACAGGGTTTTGAGGGATTTGGTAAGGGCTGGGGCTGTCGCCATGTGTGGACTCCTTGTATGGAATGGGGCGCTTATAGCATAACTCTACACTATAGCGCCCCATCCATAACCACCACGCTGAGCAAGGAGATCAGCGACACCCGAGGAGAACCACCAACTCGGTGTTTAGATCATACAGAAAGAAATCAGTGTACGCAACACCTTCTCCCCCTTTTCTTGTGTATGCTTTCCGACACCACGAGGAGCCACCATGTCTAGAAAACTTAACGGACCGTTTGCCGCGGTCCCAATATGGGCGATTGATTTGATCACCAAAAAGGGCAATCCGACCCACTCCCATATCCTCATGTGCATCATCCGCTTGACCCCTTTTGACGGCAATCCGATTATGACAATTGACGACATCTCAGGAATCTCAGGACTGTCACCTTCTACGGTTAAACGATCAATTAAGTGGTTAGAGTTACACAAAGTAGTAACATCAACCATACTTTCAGCGAACCGTGGGAAGAGCATAATTGTCAATTACCGCAAGCCCAAAGGGGGGTTCACCAGTGACCTAGCCCTACGCAAAGGTGGGGTCACCAGTGACCTGCCTACCCCCAAAGGGGGGGTCACCAGTGACCTACCAGGGGGGTCACCAGTGAACCCCCCACGAGGCTGTGAGCAGGGGGAACGCGTCTCTATAGATAGTACTTTAGATATAGTACAAAGGAAAATGTCTAACGACATTTTCCTTTGTGGGCTTCGCCCGAAAAAACAACAAGGAGAACCTATGCCCACTTTTGGTGCTGACCCCGACAACGACCGACCATGGGATGAGACCATCGCCCTGAAGAAAACAACCAGCGAAGTCTCACAAGTCCTAGACCACTTTGAACTCACCGCCCGCAGGGTTGGTGGGAAGATAACCCCCACGGGGGAGCGCCCAGCATTCCGCGCTCAGATCAAGCGCCTAATCAACGCTGGGGTCAAGGTCCCCGACCTGACCAAGATGACCGAGGAATTCTTTGCCCTATCACGGAACATTGAATCCCCAGCGCCATGGCGAGTCTTTTGTTCCCGAGAAGTCCAAACAGGGATGATGTCCAAAATGACGGGGGTCTCGCAGAACTCCCCGATACTGGGGTGGGTATCCGACGATTTTCAGCATGGCTCCGATCTCCCATGGGACGAAGACATTAATCAAAAAATGCAAAAGATTATTTGGAGGCGAGGGATGGATGTCGCGTACAGATACCCCGAGTTGCTGGTGGGTATCGCAGAAGTGGCATTTGAAGACATCTCGTTTTTTGATACTTTAATCCAGTCAGCATCCTTCCTCATCACAAACTGCACGACAGTGCTTGACAACGAACTGGCTCCTGTGCGTAGTATCTTGACCGACGCAGGGATTGCCATCCCCGAAGATATTCTTGCCCGCAAGAACTTGCGTGAGTTAGCACCATCACTCAAGCAAGCCGTAGTTAATTATCAACTCACAAGGAGAACCACAACATGACCTCAGCACCGCCGACCGAATGGAAATCAGCACGATGGTGGCAGAACCGACCTCTTGAGGAGCGACTTGCATGGGCCAACTTCCCACCGCGTTGGAAAGACGCCCAGTACGAAGAATCTCTGATTTCAGACAAGACCTTTAACGCCATCGCTAAGTTCATCAGCGGTGAATCCAACGGTTTGTTTTTGCATGGACCAAGCGGTGCTGGCAAGACCCCAATCGCAGTATCTATCTTGCGGGACATCCTCACAAACAAATCTGCTTCAGGTCGGTTCATTACGGCAGATCGCTATGTTGAGATGCTCAAGGACCAGTTTGACAACGATAACGAACTTCCCGAGATGTACTCCATGCCACACATCGTCAAGTACCTCAAGGGTGTTTTTGACATTGTCGTGCTTGATGCAGTTGGGGATGAACGATCAACTGAATTCTCACAACATGAAATCGGGAGTTTATTGCGCCGACGCAATGAGGACCTTCGTAAAACAATCATTACAACATGCCTGTCCCCAACCGAATTTGTTCGGCGCTACGGTGATCGTGTTGCAACTGTTCTAGAGGACATGACGATCAGCACGGTGTCCTGATGCAGGGCAATGACCTAGCCCCATACGCACCAATCCAGCAAGCAGTTTTGTTTGAGGGAGTCTTAGCAAGTTACCCAAAAGGTGCAAAGTCAGTACGCAACTGGTTTGCATCAAAAGCCAAAGACATGCCCACACTGGTTAACACCATGAAGCCAAACGAACTACCACTGAAGTCTCTAATTGATTCAGTAAACCGCCGTGGTATTGGCACATTGATTTACACGCTCATGCCAGTTGAGGCAGTTCCCGAAATTGAGCATTGGTTAATCCGCAAAGGTGTTTCTACTTCGGTAGAGGCTTACCCTGACATTGAAACATTGGCAGAAGACCTACGCTTCAACAGAAGTATTCATGTTATTTATGTTGCCACCCAAGAACAGCAAGCAATCATTGGGATACGCGCTACAGTGCTTGGTTCCGAAAGAGCGTGGTAATCATGTCGTCCCCCGAACATCTCCTAGTTTCAAAGATCATCCAAACAGCAGATATTGCAACGCCGTTAAAATCTGGAGTCAAGGAAGAACACTTCTCAGATACATGGCAGGGCGTGTGGCATTGGCTTACGGGCTTTTACCGAGAACACAATGCCGTACCAACAGCGCGTGTATTCAAGTCACAGTACGCCGACATCCAGTTGTATGACGCCGAGGCTGAAACATTCTCACGACTCATTGAGGAAATCTTTCAGGCGCATACTCAGCACCGTTTGATTGAGGTCATCTCAACAACAATGCCATTGTTGAATGTTGGTCGTACCAAAGATGCCCTAGACACACTGACGGTTGGTATCCAAACAGCCGCGGTTGAAGTGTCCCGCATGCGGGATATTGACATCATCCAAAACTGGGAAACTCGCGTTATGCGCTACGAAGAAATGCGTAGCACACCAAACTCCCTGCGCGGTATCCCAACAGGGTTCTTTGGTTTAGACAGAATTACTTCAGGTCTCAGACCGCAACAGTTCGTTGTATTCGTGGGTGAGCCAAAGCGTGGTAAGTCTTTGTTTGCTCTTATCATTGCTAACTCTTGCCACATCCATGGCAAGATTCCCATGTTCGTTTCGTTTGAAATGAGCATTGAGGAACAAGAAGCGCGTTACGACGCAATCATCTCCAAGACCCCATTCAACAAGATTCTTCGTGGTGAGTTAGATAACAAAGAAATGGAACGCATTCGTCGCTCCCTCATGCAACGCAAGAACATGCAACCGTTTATCTTCAGTGAAGACACCTCGTCACTCACGACTATCTCAGCCCTTACGGGCAAGGTCAAGGAGTACTCACCTGACTTATTGATCGTTGACGGTGTGTATCTCATGGACGATGAGGAAGGTGAAGCCAAAGGAAGCCCGCAGGCATTAACCAATATCACCCGTGGTCTAAAGCGTATGTCTCAGAAACTTGACATTCCTGTTGTGGCAACGACGCAGGCTCTTGGTTGGAAACTTGGTAACAAGAAGACGCGAGCAATTACTACCGACGCAATTGGTTACTCATCGTCGTTCGTGCAAGACGCAGACCTAGTACTCGGCGTTGAGCGTAACCCTGACTTAGACGATCAAGCAATCATTCGCGTAGTCGCGGCTCGTTCCGCACCCACAGGTGAAGTACATATCAAGTGGGACTGGGAGAACATGGACTTCTCGGAGGTGACTGCGGATGGCTATGGTGTCGGAGACGCATTTGACTGATCTTGGGAATGTCCTCAAATCACTCGGCGTAGATATTCGCCGTGCCGAGGGCAAGGAAATCTCAGGACGCTGTCCCGTGCATAAGCGCGTCACGGGACGCGATGATGGTTCCCCATCATGGAGCATGAGTGCAGAGACTGGTCTATGGATTTGTTTCTCATGCGGTGCCCGCGGAACATTGAGCATGCTGGTCTCAGAATTAACTGGAGAACCAGATGCGATTATGGCTGTCCATCACTTTCTGATTGACCGCAACTTAGAAAGACTTACTTCTGAGGTAGAAGTTGTTAAAAAGAAACCCGAAGTTGATTGGATTTCATTTTCAAAGTTTGGTGCCGCGCCCGAGACAGAACTCAGGAAGCGAGCAATTGACCCCGACCAAGCCCGAAGTCATGGTATCCGATGGGATACGGAGCGAGCCGCTTGGATTATCCCTATCGTTAACCAGTTTGGCGACCTACAGGGATGGCAGACCAAGGCTAAGGACTGGGTTCGCAACTTCCCAGTTGGTGTCAAGAAATCTGAGAGCCTGTTTGGCATTGAACGCTTCAAGGGCGGTACAGCAATCTTGGTGGAATCCCCACTTGATGTTGTGCGCTTTGCCAGTGTCTTTGACAAGCCACAAGCCTTAGCGACTTTTGGGGCGGCTGTTAGTTCTAAGCAGATCGGTCTCTTAGCATCAGTTGCTGACAAGGTAATCATCGCAATGGATAACGATGATGCTGGAAAACAATCATCAAAGAAGTTCTTTAAATCCTTGCCATACTTCCGCAAAGGTGTATGGTGGTGGGATTATTCGGGAACTACCGCCAAAGACATTGGTGACATGACCAATAATGAAATAGAACTCGGATTAATAAACTCAACGCAAATGCCGAATTGGTAATCTGCGCGCTATATTTACAAATCAACCCAGGAGGACCAAATGCCCAAAATTATTAGACAAGAACCATCACCGTCTGAGGACAACTACATCCAAAGGCTTACCGAGGAATACCTCAAGTCAAAGACCTTCAGTGATTTAGCCACTGCCCGTACCGACGAATTGAAAAAAGAGTTGTCGGCGCTAGTTGACACTGATGGGTATGCCGACCATAAGGGAAGCAAGTGGATTGAGACCAAGGGTGGTATTCAATTAAAGCGCGAGCGTCGCGTCTCAGTTTCCTTGAACCATGAGTCAGCCCGCGAATGGGCTGAGAAGAACGACCTGTGGGATCAGATATCCGTCACCGTTCAGATGTTGGATGAAGATGCCCTCGCTACCGTGGCTTGGGAACACCCCGAATTGCAATCAGAAATCCAGGAACTGTACTCCGAAAAGGAATCGTGGGCTTTTAAGGTCATTGAACCTAAAAAGTAATACATGATAACCTTAAAACAAAGGGAGGCAGTCATGTCTAAGTCAACAACCGATCAAGTACCTCCCGGGAGATGGGAATGTCCGAAATGTGGCTCTCTACTGGAGACGATGATCCCAACGAACGGACCACCTCTGTGTTCCCGACACACTGGTGGCGTCGTCCCGTTCATAATGACAACCAAGAAGCCCGCGAAGGAGACTCCGAGTTCATCCTAACAATGGATGCCATCGTTAGTCTTTTACGAGTAATCTCTGTATGTCCCACTGAAGACCTAGCCATTGCGTTATGCGATCCTGATACTGGTGTTTCACTAGATGAGCAGGAACGATTAGTCAAATGGTGTGATAATTTGGCTGATGATATTTCTAATTACGAGGACTAAACATTTCTAATTACGAGGATTAAAATGGGGATTGACCCAATTGAACTAATGGGAGGATTGCCTGACTGGCCTGGTTCCCGCCCACCTAAAAATAGAGGTAAAAACAAACCAATTGCAGTCAATACTATTAATGGCGCACAATCTAAGAATTATCGCATTAATGGCGTAGATGTAGAAATGTTCACAATTGGCGAAGCAGGAAAAGCAATCAACCGATCAGCAAGTACACTAAGAATGTGGGAGCATCAAGGGTGGATACCAAAGACCAACTACAGGACATCCGCACCTCGGAAATCTCAGTTACCAAACAAAGTACCCAAGGGTCGTCGCCTGTATACTCGCAAGCAAGTAGAATTCCTGAAAGACTGTATACAGCGCTTCAACTTGGACGACAGAAACTCCAAGCACTGGAATGACTTTAGACATTACGCAATAACTAATTGGCCCAAGTGACTTGGGAAATTATTAAGAAAAACGCGCCGAACAGCAAATCGCAAGATATGCTCGGTCACCAAGAACTTATCGGTCGCCAATAGGCGCCTGACAAGTAACCAACAAACACAAACACACACGAGAAAGAAAAATCATGCCCAGATACGATGATGACGACGACGCTTTTGAAAAAGACGAAGTCGCATATGAAGCCCCACGAAAGTCACGAGCCATTGAGGATGACGATGACGACGACGATGCCCCCGTGCGTAAGCCCGCAAAAGCGGAACCCGCACCCCGCAAAGTAATTCGCGGTGGTTGGGAAGGCGTCTCCCAGTTGAAGTCAAGCGTTACCGACTCGTCATACGCACAGCGCCTCAAGATTGCTGAAGAGCCAATCATTATCAAGTTCCTTGAAGCCGCACCATACGCCGCCTATCGCCAACACTGGATGGAGCGCACTGGTCAGAAGTCATTCACTTGCATCGCCAATATTGATGATCGTGGATGCCCATTGTGCGAATCAGGTAACAAGCCCAGCAACAAGTTCGCATTCAATGTGGTCCTGTTGACTCAAGGTGAAGAACCTGTACTTCGCTCATACGAAGTTGGCTCACGCGTCATTGACCAGTTGAAGAACTTCAATGATGATCCTCGCCAAGGACCTCTCCCCAAGCACTACTGGGCGGTTTCACGCTCAGGCAAGGGTGCGACCACCGCTACCAACCATCAGTTGGTAAAGGCTCGTGACCTTGAAGAGGAATGGGGCGTTCAGGACTTGAGCGATGATGAATTAGGCAAGTTTCTTCGGAGTGCTTATACGGAAGAGATTATCCCGATTCCCAACCGCAAAGAATTACTCGCCATTTCGTCTGAAGAATGAGCGTAGATATTCGTAGCGAGGGGAGGGGTCTAATAGCCCCTCCCCTTGTTGTTTCTACGATTGAAGAAATTCATGAGATCATTAAGATCGTGCAAAGCGTAGGTGCTTTTGCATTTGATGTGGAGACACGCGGGATAGTTGAGCGTCATGCTGACGCCATGAATGCATTTAACACTGAACTCAAGCAACACCTAGCCGACATGGTGACTACTTCCCCAGCGGTTAGAGAAGCCACGCAAGAACGACTGATGGAAAAGTGGCGAGGTATCATCGCCCTTGATCCCTTGCGTAACGAAGTCTTTTGGATTGGTATAGCCACCGATGGTCATTCCTGGGCTATACCAATGGGACATTTATGCGGTGAGATCATTGTCCCCGAAGAAGTTGGCGACGGTTCAACCGTTCCCCCTACTGGCTACCGCAAACTAAAAAAGGATGGGACTGAGTCCGAGGCAAAGATTCGTTACCGCATCCCCGCTGTATTCAGCGCACCACCCGAACAACTATCTCGTTCTGATGTGTTTACAGCATTAGAACCCTTATTCTCTGACCCAAATATCATCAAGGTGGGTCACAATGTCAAGTTTGACGCCCGCTCTATTCGCAAGTATCTAAATGTTGAGTTACCTTTGTCAGGATTTATGGACACGATGCTCATGCAACACATCGTGAATGAGAATCTCCGTGGCTACAGCCTGACAGATTTAATCGCCCACAATTATGACGGGCACGACGCCTATTACAAAGAGGGCAAACTCGGCAAGATCATCAATACCGTGGCGTTCTCATCGGCTACCAAATATGTCCACCTAGATGTCCGCTGGACATGGATGCTTTACAAGCGACTGTGGAACAAGATCAAGAACAAAGAAGGTCTACGGAACGCCCTTGATCAAGACATGGTTGTACTCCGTGTCATTATGGACATGGAAGACATTGGTATTCCTGTCAAAAAAAGTGCCATGGTTGTCCTTGGTCGGGAACTAGATGGTCGCATGCGCGATCTCTTAAATGAGATGTCCCAGTTCACCCCCCTAGGATTCAACCCCGATAGCAACAAGAGTAAGCAAGAGTTCTTATTTAAAAGCAAAGCAGACGGTGGTCTTGGTCTAAAGTCCCACAAGCAGACTGCTAAAGGTGCGTCCTCTGTTGACGAAGAAGCATTGCGCTTCATTGAAAACGCTCACCCACTTATTCCCCTAATCCTAGAGTGGCAAGAAGTAAAGAAGATGAAGTCAACCTATGTTGACAGCCTTCTTCTAAAGTTGGTCAACAACAGCCTTCACCCCTCATACCATCTCCACAGAACTGCAACTGGTCGTCTGTCTTCTAGTAACCCCAATCTTCAAAACATTCCAAGAGATTCCAGCATCCGGAGTTTGTTCGTAGCACCAGCCGGTCATACATTGCTCGTGGCTGACTATGATCAGATTGAACTAAGGGTTATGTGCATGTTTTCTAAGGATAAGAATATGAGTAAGTTCTTCCTTGAAGAGCAGGACATCCATGCTGGCGCTGCCGCCCTTGTCCTAAACAAACCAGTCGCTGATGTAACTTCCGAGGAACGACAGTTGGGTAAGGGAGTTAACTTCCTGACAGCGTACGGCGGTGGTGCACAGAAACTTGCTCGCACTACAGGCATTACTGAAAAAAGAGCAAGAGAAGTAATTAATAACTATTACAAACAATTTAGTGGAATATCTGCGTGGAAGAACACTGAGATTGTAAAAGCAATACAACGCGGGTATGTGAGTACTTTGTCGGGTCGTCGTCGTCGGCTACCTGAACTTACAAGTCGTGATGAAGGTTTACGAGCACGAGCAGAACGCCAAGCAATCAATGCTATTGTTCAAGGTTCCGCGGCTGATATCTGCAAGATCGCTATGATTGATGTTCACGAAGCACTGAAACCATTCAATGCCAAGATATTGGTACAGGTGCATGACGAGTTAGTGGTAGCAGTCCCAAATAAGCACATAGAAGAAGCACAAAAAGTAATGGTTCAAGCCATGGGTCAAGACCGAGTTATCGCTGGTATCCCATTGAAGGTATCCTGTCATTCAGCAAACTCATGGTCGGAGGCTAAGGGAAAATGAACGAAGATTACGAACCACTGAACCACAGAACATTTCTCCTGACTATGTCCCCACAAGACGGTCAAGAGATTGCCGAGATGGCTGGTTTCTCGCTTCCCTCAGAAGAAGTCATGGAACAAGAAACCACAGATGTTATGGGTAAGTGGTTTACCCTAAAGGCTCTCGGACTACTTGACGACATAACTAAGTGCTCTGAATGGGTGTCCCATATCATCCAGTTACAAAATGACCTTGACGAAAAAGAGGTTGATGTTTCTGTCGCCCTCTTCACTTCGTTTGGTGTCTCACTTATAACCATGCTCTTAGATAACCAAGATATTAAAATATGTGGAGAAATTCCACTAGTTATTCCACCCGATGCACTCAACCAGATGATCTCAGTGATTAGTATGTTCTCAATTGACCCTCCTGACTTTGACGACGACGACGAAGATGATGGATGGGACGCATATTTCAACGGAGAACAGGAGGACGAAGACGATGAGTGACTGGTGGTCAAGAAAAATAGGTAATCAACCCTCACCCCCTCCGCGGACACCCCCATCAACTATGCCGTCTAGCCCAAGTAACATTAGGTTTCCTCAGGTTCAACAACCTGCACCACAGGCACATTCACAAGTTCAAGCATCTGTTGACGCAAACGGTGAAATCAACATGGGCGACGCAATTCGTTCATGGAAGGGTGGCGAAGCCGCTCGGCGTGAAACACATGACTGCCCTGAATGTGGCAGTAGCCTAGTCTTCAGCCGATCAAAAGGAATGATCAATGGTCATTCACCTGCACCCCGCTGTTACTGTTGCGGATGGAATGGTAAATACTCACAAGCAGACCAATCTTCTTGGTCTATCTAACAAATGGAAAACAAGATGGACACTTTTGAATCAATCAAGGACATTATCAATAAGAAGCATGGCGCTAACACCATCATCAAGGGTTCAGAGATGCGCCAAGAACTTCCCCGTATTACTACGGGAGTCTTGGCATTTGACCTCATGCTCGGTGGCGGTTGGCCTGTCAACCAATGGTCTGAGATCATTGGAGACGAATCATCAGGTAAGACTGCCCTTGTTCTAAAGACAATCGCGGCTAACCAAGCATTAGACCCCGAGTGGGTCGTCCTGTGGATCGCGGCTGAAGAGTTCGTTCCTGAGTATGCCCAAGCAATTGGCATTGACTTAGAGCGCATTTGGATTGTTGAGACCAACATTATGGAACAGGCATACGACCTCATCACCAAGGCTCTAGATAACCGAGCCGTGGATTGCATCGTGGTTGACTCGTTCCCAGCACTCATCCCCAATGATGAGAACGAAAAGATGATGGAAGAGTTCACCGTAGGTCTCGGTGCGCGACTCACCAGCAAGTTTATGAAGAAGAGCGCCAAGGCTCAGAAGCGTTCAATGGTTAATGCTGACCGTGGTTGCACGGGTTTAATGATTAACCAATGGCGCGAAAAGATTGGTGTTATGTATGGTGACCCACGAACTACCCCTGGGGGTAAGGCTAAGAACTACCATTACTTCACTCGCGTAGAAGTTAAACGCGATGAGTGGATCAAGGAAAAAGACGAAGCCTTTGGTCAGGTCATCAAAGCGCGTACTTTAAAGAATAAGACTTACCGCCCACAACAGACAGCACAAGTTGACTTTTACTTTGCAGACGGCAGTGCCAGCGGTTTCAAACTCGGTGAGTTTGATACCATAAAAGATATCGTTAACATCGCCATTGCTATTAATGCCATTACACGCGCTGGTGCGTTCTACTCGTTCAACGGTCAGAAGTGGCAGGGTAAGGACGCTGTCCTTGCGTCAGTCCGTGAAGACCTTGGTCTTAGGGATGCCCTCACTGAAGTCGCACGAAACCATTTCGCTGTCAAATGATCATTGGCTCAGACGGTAGCGAAAAGCGATACATTCAGAAGAAATCGCGCAAGCAAGAAGACCGAACAGCATCTGCCTATAAGGGGAGCCGTAATGCTGGATCAGGATCGGGTTGGTTGCGTAAGAATGATGTCAGATCAGAACATTTTCTTATTGAGAATAAGTTTACAGATAACCTTAAGTCTTACTCAATCAAGTTCACGGACCTCCGTGATCTAGAAACTGTGGCTATCAAAGAAGACCGAACACCAGTTCTACAATTTGACTTAGGTGGCAAGAGGTATGTCATCCTGCGCGAAGACGACTTTTTGGAGATGATCAGTGAGTAGCAGTAAATGGTTATTAGACCAGTTCAAAGAAAATGCCAAATCAACTGGACGGATTGTACCAATTGTCCGAGTCCAGGCGTCATTAGAGAATGCCAATGGTCAGGCTAAGCGCGATACCTTAGGCTTACACCCCAGCGAAATCTGCAAGAAGGATTGGTGTCCGCGCTCGTCATGGTATGCAATTAAGGGTTTCCCTAAACCAGCCGAGACACTCACCTTTGGTCGCCTTAACATCTTTGCTGAAGGTAACGCCATCCACCATAAGTGGCAACAGTGGTTACGAAACGCTGGAGTTCTACGGGGGCTATTCAAATGCAATGCCTGTGGGACTGTCTCAGAAGAAGACTTCTCATTATGTAGTTGTGGTTCCAATAGCATTCGCTACGCAGAAGTTCCGATCCGTAATGAGGAATACAACATCACGGGTCATGCAGACGGAATCGTTGAAGACGCAAACGGTCAACTTTTGATTGAGATCAAGAGTGTTGGCACTGGGACCATTAGATTTGAGGCTCCTGAGTTATTCGTACCTTACTCTAAGGGTGAAATAACCATAGATGAGTTATGGAACCGCATCCGTAAGCCTTTCCCGTCCCACCTCCGCCAAGCAAACATGTACATGTTTTGCACGGGCATCCATGAACTAGCATTCATCTACGAATGGAAACCCACTCAGGATGTCAAAGAATTCAATGTCAAGTTTCAACCTGAGATTATTGAGAATATCCTTACTGGGTGCGACACTGTTAACGCACACCTTGAAGGCAAGAGACCACCTATGCGCCCAATGTGGGCGTCAGGAATAGACAACGCAACATGCAAGAAATGCCCATACAAAAACAAATGCTGGGGAGAAGATGATGACACGAATAATCAGATCAGTACCATCCAACGATCCGTTGGAGAGGTTCACGGACAAGTTCAGCCTCCCAGCGAGACCAGCGGAATCCCCACCCGAGATACCGAGGGACCTAGACGGGTTGTCAGACGCCGATCTGATGAATCTCTATAGAGAGTTCATGGGTTGGGTCTCGTATTCACAGGCTGAATTAGTCAAGGCTGAGATTGATGAGGACAAGCAGTCCCACAAGTGCCGACTGTCTGAGTCCATGGTTCTTATTAGCCAATGGAACTCAGCCGATAAGGCTGACCGAGTAACCTTGGCTAAAGCACGACGCGATGTAGACCCAGCAGTGGTTGCCCAGCAGGAGGCATACCAAGTTGCTCGCGCATATCGTAAACTGGTACAGACTATGTTTGATACCTGCGAACGCGGGGCGCAACTATTATCCCGTGAACTATCACGGCGTATCGGTCTTGGTAGTAAGGACAACAGAATGGCAAGGTACACAGCGTGAGTGACATTTACGAATGGCTCAAGAATAAGCAAACCATCAACACGGCTTCAGGCGTCTCTTATGATGTCACCAAGTTTGCTGAGGCGGTTCATCTCATTGAAACGCTCATGGAAGACCGTGACAAACTGGCGCAGATCATTTCATCAATGTATAAATGGACTGACAAGAGTACTGATGACATCCTCAAGGCTTTCAAAAAGGTCTAACGGTGGCAAATCCATCTAAACAAAAAGGTACATCGTTTGAAACGATGATTAAGAACTACCTCAATGAGCATGGCTTCCCCGACGCAGAGCGCACACCACTCAAGGGTGGTGCTGATACTGGCGATATCAACGGTATTAAAAACCGAGTAACTGGTAGAAATGCTATTGTTCAATGTAAGAACCAACGGCAATTCCAACTCAGCCAGTGGCTTGATGCCACAGTAGAACAAGCCAAGCAAAAGGGTGACGCAATTCCTGCTCTAGTAGTTAAACGACCAAATAAGGGAGTTAATTCACTAGGTGATACTTATGCTGTCTTACGCCTTGATGACCTTATAGAACTGCTTAAAGAGGCTAATTACTTCTAAGATAAGGGGGTTAAACAAACCCTTTTATATTGGAGTACAAATGTCTCAAGAATTAAATGCGCCGCTAGAGGACATTATTAAAGTGTCAGGTAGCAGTAATCCCCAAAGTGTCGGTTCAATCGTTGCTCGTGCAGTTATCGCTAAACAGCAACCTAAGATTCGCGCTATCGGAGCATCAGCCGTTAACCAAGCCGTTAAGGCTTGCGCTATTGCCCGTGGTTTTGTTGCACCACGCGGTGTTGATCTTACCTTTGTTATAGGTTTTGATGACATTGAAGGCGAAAATGGTACTACAATAAGTGCTATGTCCTTCAAACCTGTAGAGAGGTAATTATGGCTGAAGATACCGTAAAGTCTCATATTAATGATATTGTTGGCGAGCAAGCACCACGACAAACTGGTTCTGCCCAGTTTGAACGCCTTCGCGGTCAAATCAATAGGAACTCACACTTCTTCTTAGGACGGGGAACCGTACCCAATGCTGATCCCGTAGCCCAGTTAGGTTCGGATGAAGAAGTTCGTGCCCGACTTGCTGAAGGTCGCAGTGGTACTCCAGTAAGTACTGGGGGAGTGATGACAGATGTTGTAACAGGAGCAATACCCGTACAAGGTGATGAACGAAATGTAGTGTTTCCAAAAGCATTGCGTAAAACTCCAACCCCAAATTCTGAACCAGTATCACCTCTAACTGAAAGCACAAGTCTTGTTGGTCCTGGTGTTCCTCGTATTATCACTGGTTCACGAGTTGACCCAGTTCAGGCTCGTTCGGAAGATGCGGCTCTTTATGAAGGAATACTCCGTAGCCGAGCGGCAATAGAAGACATGATGACAGATACTGGCGCACCTATTTACCGTGCACCCCAGCGTTCTGAAGGTATGGACGCTGGAATGGCACAACGAGATAGAGAAGCATCAAGGCGACAGAGTGAACTTACACGAGATGTTCGTGATTCTGAGGGCAATGTAATTGACATGAAGGCTAGGGCTAAGACTAAGCCTCAAGCCAATGATAAGCCCGCAGGACCAAACAAGGGTGGTCGTCCTAAGAAAGACACCACCCCAGCACCTAAAAAGGCTGTTGGTCGCCCCAAGAAAGAGACTGCCCCTAAGAAGGCAGTCGGTCGTCCAAAGAAAAATAAGTAAATAAAAGGCTAACAATATGGCACCGCTAGACCCACCCTCATGGGATGACATGCTGGACAATTTGGGATACTCAACTGATGATGAAGATGACGATCTTTACTATGTAAGAAAAGCATCTAAAGATAAGAGCAAAGTTAAACCCAAAGTTAAAGATTATGAATGGGACGATTACGACTGATGGCAAAGAAAACATACCGACCCGACCCTCGCAATGAGTTCATCAAGCGAGGAATTAAAAAGCCACGCCCCGTAGAACCTTTTGGTGGCGGTCAGGGTGGCATGTTTACTGGTACATCTCCAGGATTTGGTGGCTAGTGGCTACCTCATTTGCCAACTGGCAATCCCCATCATCTAGCCCTGAATCAGGAATGGTCTCGGGAACGGGTCCAACGCCTGTATTCCGTAGCGCCAAAGATCAGCGCATCTCTGCATTTGGAGTTGGTCCTGACACCCAATACCCCGATGGGTATCTTGGCACCATGTCCAGCAACCGCCGTCAGGACAAACTGACTAACGCCGCGGTTCGTGCCAATCAGCGAGCATATTCCCGCGGAGTTCATAAAGGAGAGCGGATTAATGCTGGGGATTATATTTGGCCTCAAGAATTTAATCTTTTAACTGGGGTCATGCTTGAATCTAAGGGTAAGAAGTTTGCACCCCCAGGAGCAGAACCAGTCCGATTAACCAATGACGGTAAGGCAGGACCTCGCGGTATTCCGCGTGGTTTAGAGCGACCCGACAAGCAAATTATAGATATGCAACGAAGAAGCATGCTAAAATCACTTGCACCAATGTGGAAGTAAACACATACTAAGGAGTAATTATCATGGCAAAAGTAATGCGTGGCGTCCATCGCCGTAACCGTGAACATGGGCAAGCATGGGGAACCTCAGTAAATGCACCTGCCTACGGTGGCAGTCAAGCCTACTTTGGCGATGACTACGAACAAGGTGACAGTATGTACGATGAGGCTTGGGGTCCCGTTGAATCACAGGCTGAAGCCATTGCAATGCAGGGCTACATGGACACACCAACGCCCACTGGTCCGTCATACCCAATGACCAGCAAAAAAGATTGTGAATGCGGTACGCCCAACTGCGATTGTAAGAAGTAATAACTCATGCAGGTCATTAAGGACATCACAGAACTACAGCCACTTGCTGGTGGAAGTATGGGTAGCGGTGGTGGTCGTAAAAACCCACCGACCACTCCCAACGACCGCGATAACTCAAGTGGTGACTGGCGTGAACCACGACAGTGGGACGAGCGTTCTTTAAACCCACGCCAAGTTCATTTCCGCACTGGTCATGCCGAATCTAATAAACCAGCAGGTAACTATTACGAACAAGGACGCATGTGGTAATGGACGGACAATCATTAAACCCAAACCGCAAGACAGACCGTTACACACATAACACGCGTATCAGTAAGCAAGATGAGTACTATGGTACTGGTGACTGGGACGATGATATGGACCCTGACACACGCCGTAGCATTATGAACAGAATGTCAAACCGACGAGATTTGGAAGAGGATTATTAAATTATGGACCGACAGGCTAATAACCGCGGACGGAAAACTGACCGTTATGCCCACAACTTACGGGTAGATGGGTTGAAAGTATTATCCAACACTGTACCGCCGACGACCGCAGATGAGCAAAGACAACAATGGGAAAATTACAGCAAATATCTAAATGATATTTCAACGGACTACATTAATTAATGACCCAACTAAATGGACCACAATTTCAACGACCACGGCTCAAGTCAGTACCTGCTGATCAAATTAGTGATGATTTTAAAGCGGTAGGCGAAGCCATTAAAGGCGTTGTACATAACAAGTTTAATAATCAACCTAAGCAAAGACCTGTACTTAAAACTAAGGAGAAGTAGCCATGGACGCACAGGCTCAACACCCAGCACGAAAAACTGACCGTGAATCACATGCTCAACGAGCAACTTCATTTGGTTCTCCTATTGAAGGGTTTCGCCGTACCGCTGGACCCCTTGCTCAAAGTGGTGCTCGCGTAGGCATTTATAAAGGCCATGACGCCGAAACAGGGACACACTACTTTTCAGCAGAATCAACTGGTGGTGGTGAAACCGATAGTCATGTTGTTACTGGAGATTTTTCTCATCTTGAAAAAGGTGAGCGTTATGCCTTTAATAATGATGGTTCCCCCCCTCGTCGGTACAGTGATAATGACCACCACGACCTTCCTGGTGCACCTATTACCGAGATGAACAAAAACATGCCAGTTCCTGGAGAACGCCCAAGGACTGGACCTGTTCGCAGGGGTAGTGATTTTTCAGGTGGTATGGTCGGGCATGTTCTTGGTAGTGACGCTGGTGAAATGCAAACAGGTAGGAGAGTTACAATGTCAGCAGAATCAACTGGTGGTGGTGGAACCGATGCCCACACATTTGATTTCCCTCACGACAGAAACCTCCCCCGCACTTTAGCAGGTAAGCGCGTAGTAATGATGCCTTCTAAAGATGGTAGTTTTCATACAATTGAAAACTATAACCACAGGGCACATGGTCATCTTCCTGGTGCTCCCTTAGAAGAGGAATAATGGGAAAACCTTGGCAATCACACGAAGAGTTTCTCGTTGATCAGGCTCTAGAAGCCGCGATTAGCGACCCTAAGACTATTCGTGAGATTCGCCCTGCACACCCACAAGTACTGTTTCCTGAGACGCGAGGAATGATTAAGATGGTCGCTGGTATCAACGACATCCTATCTATTAACCGTTACGCCGCGAGTAACCGCTCATGGCTCTCAGGAATGCCCGTAAGACGCACAGAACTCGCCTCAGGCGAATGGACAGGTACTGGTCGCTATTCAATGGAGTCATTAGGATGAGCGATTACTTTAACCAAAGTAATAACTACACTGCCACTAATAACAATAGTCAGCGTAAAAACTTTCAAGGCTCAATGCCTACTACTAACTATCTGTTACCTGCTACCTACAGGCAAAGAAACATAGAATTTCCTAAATCCGCAGGTTTCAGCCAATTCACACCAGTTAACTCAGGAATAACGCGTGACTGGTCAGGCTCAAAGATGAACTTGCCCGAGTTTAAGGCACTTAATCAATTAGGAAAAGGTCTTAATCGCTGGGCAAATGCTAGGTTGTTCTCACCGCAAAAAGACGATGACGACGATGGTTCTACTGCGGCATCATCCCCAAATGCTGGTCTCCCTAATAACCCAGCACCACAACCAAATCAACCAATTAATCCCAACCCACCAGTACAACCCCAACCACAACCCCAACCACAACCCCAACCCCAACCCCAACCACAACCCCAACCCCAACCACAACCCCAACCCCAACCCCAACCCCAACCAAAGCCATCCCCAACGCCTACGCCTGCGCCTGCACCAAAGCCATCACCAAAGCCATCACCAAAGCCTACGCCAACACCAAAGCCATCCCCAACACCAAAGCCATCACCAAATCCTGCACCAAGCGCCCCTTCTGCTTGGGATGAATATTGGGACAAAATAGATAATCCCCCATCCCCATCCCCAACGCCTGCGCCTGCGCCTGCGCCATCCCCAACGCCTGCGCCAAGAACTAGGCGTGATGGTTCTCCAATTCCACCATTTCCTAAGTTTGATTCAGAGGCGCCCACCCCAGCAGGTCTACCACGACGACAAGCCGTAAAGCGCCCATTAGGTGGAACCTCACAAGAACAGCCTGCTGAGAGCAAACTTGGTCGGAGACTCACTAAACCATTAACACGCCCCACAACGCGCACCTTAGGTCGCGGTGACGGTCCTACGACCGCTCGCCGTAGCCGTGAATCAGTCGCCTCAGCCGTTGCCGAGGCAATGTCTCGTTCGCTAGGCCAGGGGGACACCACGGGAGACCAATCATCGGGTAATGTAGGGGATATGACTAAGCCTCTGACTAAGCCTCTGACTAAGCCTTTAACCAAGACGATTCCCTCTGAGCGTCGTCAAACACCATCCTCATCCGCGGGTGGTCGTAAACCTTCAACGAAAAGGAACCGCTATGGCAGTTAACTCCTCACGATCAATGAACGAAGACCTACAACACGGCATCAATGACGGCGTCTTCAAAAGCCTTCCACCCGACCGCGGTGGCGAGGTTGAAATGCAAGATGTCCGTGAACGCGCCATGATGCTTCAGGCGCAGTACGACATGAACGACATCAAAATGGCTGTCGTTCAAACCGCGCAATACAACTGATCTAACTATCTGTAAATAATAAGGAGAACAATATGCCCCGTCTTTTGACATGCCAGTCCTGTGGAACCATGTACCGAATGAAGGACTATGAAGGTCCTGCTGAGTACGACATGGAACTCATTGAGTTATGTCAGCGTCATTTAGGTCAGGCTTCTAACCCCGACCCCGATGCTCATAAATCCATGATTCTCCGTTGTGACCAAGCCACATGGGAAAAACTCGGTGATGAGACCCAAGTCAAAAAAGAGTTGATGAAGAACGAAATTGAAGTGCGCGAGGTGCGTGACGACCTCAAGGTAGAGGCTCTCAAGTGCTTCAGTCGCCACAACCGCCCAGCAGGCATGTGCATTGACTATGAAGACGACAGCAAGACCATTGGTCGCAAGATCGGTATCCCAAAGACTCAACGCCAATATCTCTGCCATTATTGCCCAGCGCAAGAGTTTGTGACCCACAAGAATCGTACCGCTAAAGGGATGTATGATTCGTGATCATCTTTCACTTTGATGCGTTAGCCACCAAAGCACCTACCTTTGGTCAGCGTCAGCCGAGCATGGAAGGTCGGCGCCTATGGGACTCGTTTTTCCACAAGTACATGGGTCGTGTTTATCTTGTTGCTGATGCAGACGACGACATTGAGATGGTTAAGACATGGCTTAAGCGAGAGGGTTATAAGGTCTCTGCTATCTATCAAACGACCGATCTCGTGCGCGATGGTTCAACACCTAGAGCCGAAGCCGTATGGACGATTGCCTCAGCATTAGGTCGTCCACACTTCTATATAGATACCGACCCCGAGACTTGTGCCTATGCCGTTAAGCAGGGCATCACAGCCCTCCTGATGGCTGTCCCCCAATTCATGCGCCCCGAGTTCCATACCCCCAACAGCATCCGAGCATGGGATACTGTGGTAGATGAACTTGACGCTCAGGCGCTCAAAAAGTCTGAAAGGACATGGGGTGACATATGAGGGTATTCTTTGGTGGAGCCGAGAAAGGCTCACACCGTCGCATCCTTGAGAAAGCCGATGTTATACGGTTTGGGGTTAATCTAACCCATTTTCCAATCCCTAAGACTAAGGAGTTAGTCCTATCTGAGGTCTTCACGGGTGAGACCCTGATCTACACTTCAGAGAACGACGAAGACATCAACCGCTTTGACGACTTTCTACGCCAACACGAACACAACATCACCACCGTTATCGGGCGCCCCGATTATGACGGGACATGGCTTGGGGATAAATACATTCCAGTGTGGTCTGACGGCGAAGACCTAGAAAGATTGGCATTCTTATGTCAGCGTTATGGTCGCGTGGCTATTTCTGACAAGGCGATTAATGGTAAAAACATACCCCGAATCCGATCCCTGTCCCAGCGTTGGGGTGCCCACCTCTACGGTCTGACCAGTAAGCCCGACTCCATTGAGGCGCTCCCTTGGCACACCGTGGTCATTGGATCATGGACTAGCGTCCTGCGCTATGGCGAGACCCAAGTGTGGGATGGTCATGGTCTACGGCGGTACCCAGCCCAGCAGAAAGACTCCGCTCGCAAGAAGCATCGCGCCGATATTGCGCGCCTCGGATTGAACCCTGAACTCGTAATTGCAGACGATACTACTGAGGTAGCAATGCTTGCCATCAGGTCATGGCAGGCATGGGAATCTAAGGTCTATGACCTACCAAAACGACCCTCGGAGGCAACACCCATGACCAATGAAAACGGTGACATAATTGCTATAACCCCCCCTACATCAAGTGGAGAAGTTGGGGTTCCTGGGGGTACAAGTATTGCTATAACCCCCCCTGAAAAGCGGCACGAGAATGATCGTGTATTGCTACCAGTTATGGGCATAGAAACGATTACTTCCTTAGGTAACAAAACCAGTTCTGAGCAGGGAGAACAATACGAAATTGACCCTGAGGAAACGACCGTAATTAGGTACGCAAATCACCTATTGCGAAGTTGTGATAATTGCTATTTGGCCTCAAAATGTCCTGCATATAAAGAACACACAGAATGTGGCTTCAAACTTCCCGTTGAAATCCGCACAAAAGACCAACTTCAATCAGCACTTAGAGCCTTATTAGAGATGCAAGTTAGTCGCGTCATGTTCGCTAGGTTCGCTGAAGAGATGGAAGGTCAGGGTCTGGATACGGGTCTCAGTAGCGAGATTGATCGCATGTTTAACCTTGTAAATAAGTTTAAAGATATCTCTGATACCCGTGATGTAATCCGTATGGAAGTTGAAGCGCGCGGTTCTGCGGGCGCTCTGTCCCGAATCTTTGGAGCCAAGGCTGGAGAAGTATCCCGAGAATTGACCGCCCCAGTGCCCAACGACATCCTTGACAAGATGGCAATGGACATCATCAATGTAGAAGATCATTGACAGACACCGTCTACCTTGATAGGGTCGCTGGGATGTTTGAAGAGTTTGAAGAAAAGTTTGATCACATGAGCGCATTCAAATTATGGTGGAGCGATATCGCTCCTACCATCGTGGAAGCGGTTGGTGAGGAACAGGGCGAGTGGATACGCGAAACCCTTGGATGGAACTGGTTTACATCTCCTACAGCCAAGCGCGTTGTTCGTGACCAATGGGATGACCAACAACGACTATCGGGGGAATAAGTGGAACTAACTGATTGGATGAGCGATTCGCTATGCCGTGGGCTGGCGAACGATGCGTGGTTCCCACCACTAGAAGCATCCAATCCCAACGACTACTATGCCGTTGCGCGTGAGGTCTGTAATCGTTGTCCAGTATGGGCAAGTTGTTTAGACTATAGTAATAATAACGAGGAAAAATTCGGTATGTGGGGTGGACTAACTCCACAAGAAAGGAATGTCGGGCGCAAGACGACCTTGAGAGGACACGGGACTATTACCCGATATCGTCAAGGGTGTGCATGTATCAAGTGCACTGGCGCAAACAACACATACCAGCCAAACATTGATCTCTCGGTCTATCCAAGAATTGGTGAAGCAACCCAAATTGATGAACTCAAATATAAGGTGCTCCCCAACTTGAAATAGATCGTGGGAAGGCGCAAGGCAAACCTTGCGTCTCCGACGAAGACACATGACTACCCCTTCCGATGTGTCTTCTTATTAAGGAGGGTAAAACCTTGAAAGTAATCCATAAAGTAATCCATAAAGTAAGTATTGCAGTAACCACACTGTTGACAGTAACCACTGCCTGCGCGATTCCCGAGCAGAGCACCGACACACTGGCGCCGATTGTGCCAGTAACGGTGGTGATAACGACACCACCAACCACTACAACTCCACCAACCACTACGGTTGCCCCAACAACCACCACAACCACCTTGGTTCCTCTCGGTTCTAAGTGTGAGGAACTCGCCCCCATTGCCCTACAGGCTGGCTGGCCTCAAGAACTACTCCCTGAAATACTCACAATCGCTCATAGGGAATCCCGTTGTCTAAACATCATTGAGGGACACCCCAACTGGAATGGTCATGACCGAGGACCTCTTCAACTTAATCAGGTGTGGCTTGACGAGATTGAAGCCAAGTACGGCACTTGGGAAGTAGTCAACGACCCGTACTACAACTTTGCTTGGGCATGGGAAATGTATATTTGGTTTGAGGCTAATCGTGGGTGTGGATTTGACCCGTGGTACAAAACATACTCGTGTAAATAATCTATGATTGTCCCACCGTGGGACAGAGGAGCACAAAATGAAAATTGGAGTAGCGTCAGGTGACTGGGTTCACCCCGACCAAGTAGACGATGGTATTGAAAGATGGGGTGGCTCAGGATGGGCACGGGTGGGTCAATACCTACCCCTCATTACTGGTCACACTTTCCATGTCGGTACTCTAATTTTTGATCCCCAGCATGGGGCGTTTCAGATACGCGACACTGATGAAACAGTCCACGATGTGGATGCCGTGTGGATGCAACGCCTCATGCACAGGGGGGCTGACCTCCGTATCAAGATGTCTCAAAAACAGGGTCAGATCATTATTAATGATGTGGATGACTGGTACTGGGGGTTGTCTGAAACCAATCAAGCATTCCGCGCCACACACCCTAAAACCAGTCCTGAAATTAATATCAATCATTACAAAGCGACCTTATGCGCCTCAGACTTACTTACAGTAAGCACCCCGTACCTTTATGACCGCATCAAGCAACTCGCTCGGGGTACAAAAGTCATCCTTGTGCCCAACTACATTGATGTGTCTCGCTTCCCCAAGTACCGACATGTCGTGTCATCTAAGCCGACATTTGGTTGGGCAGGAAGTACCGCACACCGAAGCCGAGACCTAGAGACTCTCGCTGGTGTTATAACCCCGTTTGTTAACTCAGACAAGATAACTCTCCACCACCATGGAGCGCACCCGTCTATGTCTACCATGGCATCTGCATTACGGCTCAACGACGATCAGGTCTCAACGACCCCATTGACCGACCATATCAACTACCCAAGCGGATTGAACTTTGATGTTGGCATCGTGCCCCTGAATAACATCCCATTCAACCGAGCCAAGTCAGACATCAAAGGTCTTGAATACAGCGCCTGTGGTATCCCGTTCATTGCTCAGAACCTTGACTCATACACGCACCTGAAGTCCACGCTGGGTATTGGTCGCACAGCAAAGCGCCCCTCAGATTGGATTCGGCACATCAATGCGTTACGCTCTTATGATGCCCGAGTAGAAGAAGGAGAAGCCTGTTACGAGGGCGTAAAGGCTCGTGACATCCAATACGGGGCGCAACTCCACCAGCAGATATTTGACCAATACGGAAAGTAATAATGCAACCCAAAATACCATCCAACAAGCGACATGTAGAACTACCATCACTGACTTACACAGAACTGAAATGGCAAGATCAAGCCTCATGCCGAGGCGCCAACACCGACGCCTTCTTTCAGGAGGAAATCGGTGCTAAGGCTAACTACTCGGCACAACGAGTCATGTGCGCCCAGTGTCCAGTCCGTCTTGAGTGCTTAGATTTTGCCCTCAACAACCACATCAAGTACGGGCTGTGGGGAGGAATCGCACCAAGGAACCGCCGTGATGTCGGCATGGGCAGAGCGAGTAAGGATTTAACTGTTACTCAGATCGTAAGAGACCTTAGAAAGTTAAAGGCTGAGAATCCCATTGCTCAGGCTTCCGTGATCTTCAAGACCAGCGAGAAAACTATCCGCGAACGACTACGACAAAACAAATAGGTTTAAGCCGTAAACAAAAAAAAGAACCCCCCTCTCGCAACCCACAAGGGTCACGGGAGGGGGGTTACTTTTATATAAGAAACTAGCCAAGGGATTCGCAAGCGGTGATCCTCGCCGCCAACTCGTCGTAATCCTCTGTGGATAAGTCGCCTCGCTCTAAGAGAACACGGGCGACACCTAGCAAAGCCCGTAGGTCTTCTTCAGCGGTGGCTAATCCTTGGTGTAGAGCGTTGAGGTAAGCAACGCGCATTGCTCCTTGATCGGTCATGTCGGCTCCTTACGACCACTTGTATGGGGTTGATATGTCAACGCCTGTCCAAATCACTCCGTAGTGAGCAGGCAACTTACGGACAAGATTGGCTCGGTGTGAGTTAGCAACCTCGGGGTCAACGAGCCAGCCAAAGCGAGGCAGGTCAGCGAGGTCTTGAATGGTCGTAAACAACGACTGCACCTTGTCACGGCAGGTGTCCTTGTAACCGCGCCCAGTCCATTCGTCGCACATGGCGAACACATAGTGGGCAAGCAACTCCTCGTGACCAACCCAAGCCTTGACGGCAGGGTGATTACGCCAGCCAGTGCTGACGCCAGTCAGGGTGTTCAGAATCTGAAGACCTTCTACGCGCTGTTTACCGAGGCGCTGTCGGTCTAGAACCTTGGCATTAGCGGTGAAGTTGTCACCGTATGGAATGAATGTTTGCATTAGTTACCTTCCTCAAAGTGTTGTTGTTCGTGCTTCTCTAACTCTTCTTCGCTTGGCATTACTTCACCGCACCACATGCATGACTGTATTGCTTCTAACTCTTCTAACTCTTTTAATTCCTTCAACTTTTTTCGTTGACTGGTGAGTTCCACTAACTTACGACGAGACTCCTCTTTCATAGCCTTGACTTTGAGACGCTCGTCCTCGGTGAGATGTGGCTCAATAGGGTATGGCTCGTTGGAAATGTTTCGTTGATCTTGTTTTATGTTTTCTGAGGGTTTCTTATGCTTAGGCTTACCTTTTGGACTCCACCGTTCGTAGTCACCGTTGTAATTATCTTCCGGCTTTGCGTACGGTGATTGTTTTGGGATTTGGGGTTCAGGATAGTTACTCTTATCCTTATAAAAAGTCATCTTCGTCATCCCACTCAAAGTCGTCAAGGCTGATACCTAACTCATCATCCCCGAGCCACTGCTCATTGCCGTAGTACGCCTTAGCATGCTCCCAGTCACGGAAGAATCGGGTGTCGCCTTCCTCGGCGTTGTACACCTCCATGATCTCGTAGCAAGCCACATCCACGGCGTCCTTGATCAGCGGGATGAAGTCCTCAGGATTGTCAGGGTCGGACACTTCAAGGACAACTAAGTCCTTGCTTGGTGTCACCCTGATCTTGAAGACTGGCTTAAAGTTAGCCATTACTTCACCAACACTTTCAAGTAAGACGAGTGCTTGAACTCGGTGACTGCGTCAATGACCTCGGCGTCAACAGCACCAAGTTCAATGGCGCTATCTACGGCGCTTGCCTTGACACTGACCTCGGTGATCTTCTTGAACAGCGATGGCGAGATCAAGTCCTTGAGGGCAATGGCATCAAACGAGCGACGATCCTGAGCGATGTGCTTCAGGGCGTAACCATCCACGACGACTTCGTCGCCCTCGTCAATGGCTTGCTTGAGAGACTTCTCAATCTCCTTCAGGCGAATCTCAGCCTTCTTGCATTCGTTGTGCAGTTTGATGTACTCGGCTACTAGGGTTTTTTCTGTCTTGTTCATGTTCACTCCTCAGTGATGTGTGATGTCTTGGTTGATGATGTAATTTGACCGTACTTGGGGGGTGTATGGATGTTTGTACGGGGTCGCATAATGGAAGACTCCATTGACCTCGGCTCCAATGCCCTCAAGGTATTCCCTAACTACTCGGGCGACTTCGCCCCACACCGAATCAGGTGTGTTCGTGTGGTCAGGATGTTGGTTGGGGAAATATAACCCCTCAGGAACGGTAAGAGTAACCCCTAAGTTCCCCGTGTAAGCCTGTTGCTCGCTCATAATTCTTCCTCCAGTGCTTTTAGTACCGCCCTCTCATGGCGATCTTGTTCAATGCGTGACTTGATGTACTCAAAGAGACTCTCGGTCAATTCGTTCAACTCTTCGTCGTTTTTTATTTCGTGATCATTGGCAATGTCATGGGCAATCTCATCGGCGTACACGGTGTCGTAACCCTTGCAGAACAACTCTTCCATTTGGTCTGCGGTGTACTTAGGGAACTCACGGCACAATCGTTCAATCAATGCGTACTGCGGAATAAGTTCCTTGTGCTTGATGTAGTGAGCAATGTGTTCGCCCTTGATCGCTTGCCAGTACCTGAAAAACTGGCAGGTGTTCTCAAGGTCAAACAGGTCGGTATCGGGATACAGATACCAGTCGCTGGCTTTGGTTCCTTCGTTGTTCATACTGTCTCCTCAATGTTCTCGCCGTAATTGGCTTTGCCGTGTTTTGATTCGTTGTAACAATCGGTGTGGTAGTTGCCGTAATGGCACTTGCCATCTTCGTCTTCAAACTCCACGCGAGTTTCGCAGTCAATGTAAATTGGCTCTTCGCATTCGTCGCATTCAAAGCCAGCACATTCACCGCAAGCGAACCCATCTAAGTGTTCGTCTGTTTCTTCATCCCAACGGGTAGCAGGGATTCGGTTGATGAACTTTCCGACAGGAGAGCCATCCCTAAAGACAGCGCCAAATGCAGTGGGTTCTCCACAGTAAATACAGGGGTCAAAAGTGGTACTAACGGTCATTGTGTCTCCTCTTCGGTGTGTGGTTCTACGGGCTTGTACCCAATCCATATCCCATGAGGGTGTACGACTGGGAGGGTCTCAATGCCCACCCATTCCTCGTACCTACTCATGCTGATGCATCGTGGGCATACTTGGTTATTACTTACAGCAGTTGTACATTCGTCGCAATTCGGGTCATGGCAGAGTTCACCTTCACAGGTGCATGGGGCATGTAGTGCTACGCAGTACAGCGCCCCAGCGAGATGTCGTAACTTGACAGCCTCGTCAAAAACAGCAATCGGGTCTATGCCCGTCTCAATGGTCATGTGGTTCTCCTTGTGGTTTGATGTGTCACTATCGCCAACAAACGGAGTGTCCCACGGTGGGACACTCCGTCTAAGTCTTAGGCGTTGGTTAGAACTTCTTTCTTACGGATAACAACTCCAGCACGGTGGAGCGTGTCGTACACGACCTTGGGCGTAACTGCCAAGTCTTTGGCAATCTTGACGCCCGACTCACCCGACTGGTAGCGCACCACAATGGAGTTGTTGCGCTCCGTGTTGGCTCGCTTGCGTCGTTCCACACCAACGGTGCGGAGGCTCGTGTAGACGGTTTCTACGGTCACTCCGAGGGAGCGAGCGATACTCGGGCCTGACTCACCTGAGCGGTAGCGGTTGGCAATCTCGGCACGGCGCATGGTTGTCTGTGCGCTTGACTTACGACCACGCTTGACGGGGCGAACAAATAAGCCAGCCTCACGAGCATGCTTCAGTAAATACTGGACTTGGTTCTCGCTAATTCCGTATTCGGAAGCAATCACCGCCCGTACTTTTCCTGCATTGTGTTCCGCTACAACGGCATTCGCCAGCGCAACTCTCTTGAATAGATTCATGGTTTTTCCTTTGGTTGTTGTGGTTGATAAAGCCTCGCTGACTGGTGGGGGTACCAGCCAGCGAGGACATTGCTTACTCAGAACGGTTCGTCGTCTCCGACGACTATCTGAGGAGTTCTGCCAGCCTGCTCTTCAATCAAGAAGGTGCGGATGGACTTGTCATTGATGATGGCTTCCACCTTGGGGCGCTCACGCTCGTTGAAGAACGAGGCGAACACTGCCAACCCAATCTCAACGCCAAGAGCGTCAATATCTTTCTTGGCATCCACCAGCAACTTGGTGCCGACTGGTGTTTGGATTGAGCCGAGGCGACGAGCCTCACGGAGCGATTCCGCAAGCAAGACCATGCTGGGCGAGCCGAGCAACTTGGTCTCAACATCACGGTCGTATCCCCATGGGATGCGCTTGGTGAAGCGGTTGGCGAATGCCTCGTTGAGAGGCGATGTACCACGGTACCCAGCAGGGTTCATGGTGCCGACAATCCAGCAACCCGTGTTCATCTTGGTCTGAGCCATGAGGTACTCACCCTCGGACTCCACAGCCTTCTGACGGTTGACGAACGAGCGTCGGTCGTCAGCGACTGGGTGGAGCGTTGAGGTGACTCGCTCGGGCATCATATTGATCTCGTCAAGGTACAAGATGCATGGCACCTTGCTGGCGAGTTCAATGATGCCGTTGAGGAACACGAGGCGCTCCACGCCATCGGCACCGATGTGTGCGACCGACTGACCGAACAAGTCGTAGTCGGTGACACCAGCGGAACCGCTGAGGGTGAACACTGGGAGGGGCTTGGGGAAGCCCAGTTCCTTGGACACGAGGCAGGCGAGCACCTGAACGAACATGGTCTTGCCAGCCTGTGTGTCGCCCTCAAAGAGGACATTGGCTGAGTAACCATTGTTGTCACGGGTGCGCCAGTAGTGGAGCAACAGGTCGGTGTCCTTGATTGAACCGAACAACTTGCGTGAGACATACTTCTTGAGCAAGTCCCATGATGGGCGGTACGGGTCAAGACGGACATCCATCGGGTCAACGATGGGCTTCTGTGCGACGACTACTGGAGCCGA